GCGTGTAGTAGCAGGCGGCAGCACCTGCGTGAATTGGTCCCGCAGCAGACCAGGAACGTCGTCGCGGAACGGGTGAGACTGTAGCGGCTGAAGCTCAGCGATTGGATTCATGTGACTATTATAACCTGAGTAGCTAGTGCGAATCAACATCGATCTATGATTGGTAACTCTACCAAAAAGCCTGTCTAGCAATCTAGTGCGATGTCGAATAAACCCTTTGTTCGCAAGCAGTTAGACGGAAGCGGAGAGCACCCATGCAATGCAGCACTCAAATAGGAAAACGTAAATAGGATATATAGATATATGGAGATAATCCCCCTATTCTTTCTTTACTTCATTCCCTTAATACATATCTACTGCGCTTTGAGTAAACTCAACGAAACAAAGAGTTTAACCGAAAGCGTATAGGAGTTATTCCTATTTTATAGTCCGGCGTGTACAGAGGGGCGTACAAGATAAATTGTCAAACGACTTTGATTGCTCTTGCCTGTCCAACCGCAACGCGGTTCGTGCGAAGCAACGTAACTTCTGCTGGTCCTGCGGCGGCGTACGTGCCGGCGGAGCGCAGTGCGAAATCCGATTTCGTGGGCCCTGCGGGGTCGGCCCGTTTACGCGGCCGTCCATTTGCAGAAGTGCCGGCGGAGGCGGAAGCAACGGGGCTGAAAGCCCAAACCGATTTCGCTGGCCGGGCGGGGTTGCACTTTCTGCCCATGGCTTTAGTGCGGCTCTGGTCGCTCTGAGCCGCGCAGCGAAGTTCCGAGACCAATCGCTTTAGCGATCCTTGGCCGCGTAGCGGCCTACGTGGTTAGGAAAAAAAGACCAAGTTGGGATATACAGTCCCAACTCGGTCCTTCACCGACGAAGCCCGTCTACGACGTCTTCTTCTCGATGTGCGACAGCAGCCGCTTCTTCAGCTCCGGATCGCTCTCCATCGCCTTCTTGATCGCCTCATCCATCGCCTTCGACTTCATCTGGCTCGCCTTATGGAACTGCTTGTTCTGCCAGCCCATCTTGATGCAGCTGTACGCAAACCCGATGTCGCCGCCCAGCTTGTTGAACGCCGAAGCATTCTTCACCGCAGCCACGAACTCGGACTCAGTCATCGGAAACACGAACTTAGCCATTTTAGCTGTTCTCTCTTGGTTTGCATTTCTGGACAAATTCCAAAAAGCACAATAGAAACTAACCTCTACCGAACCTACACTCTCGACTTAGCCTCCTTTCTCTCGTCTCAACGCAGTGGGCGAAGCCCTCCCCCTTTAGGGCTCTTCTTCGTCGAGGACTTCGTCGATGTTGCGTACGCAGTCGACGCAGACGTACGCAATCTCTCCGGTGTCGCTGTCTCGATGAGCAACCACCTTCTCCGCATCGACGCCGCAGCAGTCGCAGATCACACTTCACCGTCCTTCTTCGGCGTGAGTCCGTCGAACATCACCTCATGCCACGCGAGCAGCTCGTCCAGCAACTCGCCCATGTGCTCCCACGCGGCTTTGGTGTCCTCGACGTACGACTCGGGCTCGTTGCCCAAGCCATATTCCCCCGGAGCACAGATGCGATGCATGTCAGTCCAGATCTCGTCAAAGTACCGAATCGTTCGTGGCATGCTACATCCCCTTCCTTTCGTACCACGCCGCCGACTCGTAGCGCTCGCGGAGCCACTTGGTGATTCGCAGAATGCGGACGTCGAACTCGTCGCTCGGATCGGCGTGATCAGCTTCGATACGATCGAAGTCCCAGCCGAGTGCGAGCTTGAAGCCGATGATGTCGTACCAGCTGCAGTAGTAGTTGTTCGCGTGCGGCACGACGTTGAAGTCCGCGCACATCCGATCATCGATCTGTGCGAACACGGCGGGCTTGCCCGCCGCCTTGTCGATCAGTTGGAAGCAGTTCGGCATTGTCTTCTCCTGTTAAACGGTACGCACAATACGCACCACTCGACGTTCGAACGACGAATCGCTCGAACGTCGATGCTACGTACGTTCGTCTTACTTGTTGCTCCAACGCTGCTTCGCCACCTTCGCCAGAACCTCCTCCACGCCGATCATCGACGACTCCAACGTAGGTCTCGTACGGAACCTACGCATCTGCTCCCGACGCACCAGCTTCTCACGCAGCCGACGCTCGCTCCGATCGAACACGTTCAACAACCACTCGCTCAGCCCGCTGATCACCAACGGCATCCCGACGATCACGCTCGCCACGATGAACATGAACGTAACCACGATTGCAACCTGCAGCATAACACTCTCCCTTGTCTCACCAACACCACGCACACGACGAACGCCCCGAACCCACACAGGCTCAGTAGCATCGATACTCCGTACACCGTCGCAAGAACTCCCAGCAAGCTCACCGACTGTACCCGTTCGCTCGCATCCACTTCTCGCTCATGTACTCCTTGCTCCGACGATCCGCCTTCCGCTGCTCAACGTACCAACGCACGTCGTCCTGCACCATCCCGTATCCCGCAGCAACGCTAGTCCCGACTACGATCACCAGCACCGTCAAGTTCAACGACTCTACGCTTACGTTCATCACGCCCTCCTGTTATGAACTACGACAAAGAACACAACCCAAGCAAACATCTACCGAACCTTCACTCACTAAGCACCACCCCACCCCCAAACCACTACCTCTCACTTTAGTGGTTTATGGGGTCTAAAATTCGTACCGGGGAACGCCGGTTCGATCAAGTTCGGATCTCCGTAATTCTCGTGCTAGCACCGGCCCAGCCGTCCAGGGTATAATATCTACACTGTGGACATCGGTTCCGTCCCTTCAACTGAATACCCGGGTGAAGCTCCGCCTTTGCAATGGCGCCTGCTGGCCGATATGCGGATGAAGGACCCCCGCCTCCCTTTGAATGAGGCGGCGAAGTCCCTGGGCTACAGCCCCACCACGTTGTACATGTGGACCAAGCGTCCCGAGTACATCCGCTACGAGAACTGGCTGGTGTCCAAGCAGTGGGACGGCGTGCCTCCGGCGGAGCGAGCCGAACGGCAAGCCAGCCAGGCCCGGATCAAGGAACGGTTCGAAGAGCACGCCGAGGAGATGCAGGACCGCCTGCTCGCGATTCTCGACACCGTCGACGACCCGAAGATCCAAACGCAGGTCGCCATGGATTGGCTCGACCGCGCAGGGCACTCCGTTCAACGGCAGGCTCCGGCTCGCGGGTTGACCCTGATTGCCGATGAGAAGCTACTGCAGCGATTTCTTGAACGCGCCGTGGAGGCCGAGCTCGTCACGGTCATCGAAGCCTGATGGACATTCTGTCGCACTCGGCGCATCATCAACTCTTCTCCGAACTAGGCCACAAGCTTCCGTCGGAAACGACGGTGGACGAGGTCCGCGAGACCCTCCGTCGTCAGTCGAAAGAATCGCTCTACTTCTTTGCGACCGCCGTCCTGAACTGGTCGAAGGTCCGGAAGGACCCGCATCTCGCCCTATGCAACTTCATCCAGCAAGTCCCGCCCAAGTTCCCGGAACGCAAACGCCGCAAGTTGCTGCTGATTCCCCGGGACACGTACAAGTCAACGATCGGCTCGAAGAGCTTCCCGCTGTGGGTGCTGATCCAGGACGACTTCTGTGGAACGCCAGGCCGGGAGCATCGCATTCTCCTCTGGTCTCATTCCTCGGAGAACTCGAAGAAGCAGATCAAGAGCATCCGGCAGCAGATCGAACGAAACCAAGTCCTCGCCTGGGCCTTTCCCGAACTTATCCCTGACCTGTCCAAGACCACCTGGACGGACTCCAATCTTCTGTTCCCCCGGGAAGGAACCTATGGCGAGGACACCATTGAAGCCGCGGGGATTGACACGCACCTTGTCTCCCGTCACTACACCCTCCAAATCAAGGACGACTTGGAGGACAAGGCTTCCCACGAATCTCCCTCCGTTAGGACCAAGGTCAAAGACTCCTACAAGTCCGCCGAGGCCCTGTTCGTTGACGAGCAGACCGCCTACGACCTCCTCATCGGCACTCGGTGGGGACACGATGACGTGTACTCCGACATCGTTGCCAACGAATCCGAGGCCTACGAACGGATGGTCCGCCCTTTGCACTGGACCCGCGAGGAGCTGGAAACAGACCTGAAGGAAGCTCACGACACCCGCAAGCCCGCCACGTGGGACATGGATCCGGACACCTACGCCCCGGATCCCACGAAAACCTACTTCTTCTTCCCCGAACTATTCCCAGCCGATAGCTGCCGCCGTATCCGCGCGAAGCAAGGTTCGTTCATGTACTCCATGTTGTACCTGAACAACCCGAAGGATCCCAGCCTGGCTGAGTTCCGGGAGTCCGATCTCCGGTACTTCGTCTTCGACGATGAGCAGAACCTGCTGCTGGAGCACGAGGACGGCTCGCACGAAGTCGTCCCGTTCGATGCGTGCCGCCGGGTCATGTTCTGGGATCCTGCGATGAGCGAGACGGACGCGAAGAAGAACTCGCGGAACGCCATGGTGGTCATGTTCAAAGACACCAAGGGCCGCCTGTTCGTCGCCGATGTATACGCAGATTGGAAGAATCCGACCTTCCTGTTTCACCGGTTCATCGGGTTTCACAGCCGCTACGACATCCAAACGGCAGCGATCGAGGACGTTGGCTTCCAGCGCACGCTCAAGTTCCCGTTGTTCTACGAGATGCGGAAGGTGAATCACGTGTTCCACGTCGAGGAACAGCGTCCGATCGGCAGCAAGGACGCTCGCATCCGCTCAATGATCCCGTTTGTCGAGAACCACCTCGTGTTCGTCAAGCGAGGGCTCTCGTCCTTCCTCGAGGAACTCCGCGGATTCCCCGTCTTCACTACGAAGGACATCGTCGACGCTGCCGCTGCCTGTCTCCCCTTGTTCGGGCTCGGCGACGTGCAGTCCGTCAAACAGCGTTACAACTCCGCGAAGCAGGAAGACTCTCGCCTTGCTACACGTTCCCGTCGCACAGGATACTGACCTCCGGCGTGCCCCTCACGGGGCGAAGGATTGCTTATGGACCTCATAGCCGCCGCTCTGGTAACGCCCGACCTCGTTCGTCTCGTCGTCGTGATCGTGATCCTGGGCTTCTGCTTGTGGTTGATCACGACCTACGTACCAATGGCCCCGCCGATGAAGAACTTGCTCATCGTCGTCGTCGTGCTCATCGTTTGTCTCTGGCTGCTTCGTACGTTCGGCCTCATCTGACAGGAACTTACATGGCTAAGAAGAAACCCGTCGTCGAACCCGAGGAGGAGAGCAATGGCGAAGTTCCCAAGAAAACACGCGGTCGGGGGAATGACCGCCGGAACAGCCCGAAAGTCGGGGCGTCGAGCGGCACGCCGTTCTACGAGAAGAAGCTCAAGGCGAAGGGGCAAGTAGCCGAGAAGCGCCTGCTGCCACGACCGTCGTCGGTCGGCTTCGCGGGCCGTTGCGTGTTGAATCCACAGGGAGCACCCCTTGCCGGACCGCATCGACGCAGTTGATCTGGAGCTGGAAGACGATCAGCTAGCGGCGCTAGTTGATAACGTCGACAGGCAGCTGTCTGCCGCGCTTGAGGTCCACCGAAAACGGTGCGAACGGTACTCCCGTCTCCGCGAAGCGTACAAGGCGGAGCCTGAGGTTGAACGGAAGACCTTTCCCTGGGTCGGGGCTTCGAACGTTGTGATTCCGATCGTAGGCATCACCGTGGACGCAATCGTCGCGCGCATGATGAAGGCGTTTCTCGGGACGAAGGACCTCGTCGAAGCGCAGATTGAGGAGCCTCCGTACGAACAGTTCGAAAAGGACTTCCGCGACTGGGCCTCGATGTTCTTCCTGAAGTCCGGGGCACGCGATCGCTGCCGTACCGCGTTCCATGACATGGCGCTCGAAGGTACGGCGTACATGAAGGTCACGTGGGACTCCGCTACGAGACTCGTTCACGCGTACGGCAGCGATAGCGGGCAGGTTACTGCGACCGAAGTGATCGACTACGAAGGCCCGATGTGGCACGAGATCGCTGCCAGCTCGCTGATCTTCCCCCCAGGCTTTGACGAGTGGAAGCGCCTCCCGTGGATCGCGGAGGAACTTCGGTTCACATGGGCCGAGCTCATCGAGCTGCGCAAACGAGGGATGTACGATTTTGACCCCGCCGAGTTCAAGTCCGCCGTTGCGGAGAAGTATGTCCGGGACAAGCGTAACCCGATTGACGCTGCGACCGAGGACATGTACACCGTGTACGAGATCTGGGGCATGTGGGAGATCCCACAAGCCACCGAAGACGCGGAGCCCGAGTTCCAGGAGTGCATCCTGTCGTACTCGATGGACGGACGCGTGTTCCTCCGCAAGATCCACAACCCGTTCTTCGGCGCCGCCAGGCACATCGTGCGGATTCCCTTCCTGCACCAACCGCACGAGATCGAGGGTATGGGTGCCGCGGAGCAAGTCCTCCAGTTCCAGGAAGAAGCCAGCACCGCTCACAACCAGTCCATCGACGCGGCGACGGCCGCCATCGCAGGCGTCGTGGCCGTCAAGCCCGGTGCGAACATCAAGTCGGGCGATGAGATCTACCCAGGCAAGGTGATCTACGTCGACGACCCGAAGAACGACGTGAACGTGTTCCACCTCAGCATGGGGAACAGTCACCTTCCCAACGTCGAGCAAACCGCCGCGTTCTGGGCCGAAAAACGCAGTGGTGTCTCGTCGTATTCGATGGGCGTCGAGAGCCCGATTGCCGGGTCCAGAGCCACTGCCACTGGCACCACTGCTCTTATTTCGGAAGGCAACCTCCGCTTCTGGGTGTCGATCGATGACATGCGGAACGCCCTCGAGGATCTGCTCTACCTCACGCTGCAGTTGGAGCAGCAGATCCGTCCCGAAGGAACGCCGATCACGCAATCGCGAATGCTGCAGCTTCCTCAGGGCGACATCCGCACCACCGTCGGTTTGCGGATGATGATCACGAGCGAAAAGATCAACCGGGACATCGAGATCCAAAACCTGCAGATGTTGATCGCCGCCCTGAACGACTACTACATGCGGTTCATGCAGGCGGGCGCGATGATCTTCAATCCGCAGTTCCCGCCGCAGCAGAAGATGCTTTCGATCCAAATCATGGAAGCATCGCAGAACCTCATGAAACGGTTCGTCGAGCGGTTCGACATCGAAAACGTAGAGGAGCTCGTCCCGCACCTGTCCCAGGCCATCCAGATGATGAGCCAAGCAGGACAGATGGGCGCTCCAGGAGGCATAGGCGGTGGACCAAGTCCAATGGCGGCAGCTCCCACAGGGGGTACGCAACCTTTTGCAATCGGACCTGGAGGAGGACCGCCAGCAGGTCCTCCAGGACTTGGATAGACTTCTAACCCCGCAAGCTCTTCTACGGTTGCAGGGCAGGCTGCAATTCATAACCGCGAAGTTGCGCCTGTACGAAGCAATGACGCAAGCTCCCGACACGGAGACGAACAATGGCCGAAGCACCAAGACTGGTTACTAACGCAGACGGAATGATCGTGGATGGGTTGTACAAAGGCCGGCACATCAACGAGGTGCTGGACTACTTGAACCATCTCGAAGAGGCGGCGCAGAACGAGCCTGCGAAGCCCGAAGCTGCCGCTCCTGCGAAGCCCGCCACGCCGGCGGAGAACCTTGCCGCTCGCAGCTCCGAACGCATCTCGGGGTTCGAACAGCTCACGCAGGCGACGGCGGCACGCGCCATTCAGGACGACGAGGACGACTTCGTTGCTGGCATCAAGGACTACGACGCGAAGGCGCCGGGCAGCACCCTCACCATCCGGCAGACGATTGCGGAGCTGAAGAAGAAGACGCCGCTCGCCCAGCAGATGACTCGTGGGTGGCACCGGCAAGCCTACATGTTCATCAAGCAACAGGATCCTGCCGTGCAACGTCGGATTCTCGGCGAAGCCGACCCGGAGCCCGAAGACGAACCGTCGGTCGAGCCTGAAGCAGAGCCCGCTGCAGTAGTGGCTGCTCCGCCGGTGGCTGCAGCCCCGAAGCCGAAGCCCGTGCCGGCGGTTCGTCCTACTCCTGCGGGCCGCGCAGCAGCCAAGCCGGCTGAGAAGGCGTCCACCCTGAAGGACCCGGACGGCAAGCTGGCTCGCGTCGCTGCGGCGATGGGCAAGAGTCTTGCGGCCTACCTCCTGTCCCTGGAAGAGCGCGGCGTAACCCAGGACCAGATCAACACCCAGAGCGTCGCACGTGCGGGCCAGCCCCGCAGAAAGTCGGTATACGACAATGTATGACCAGTTCCACGTACCGGACGCGGACCCCAAGTTCGTGTACCGGTGGTGCAACACGGATGACAGAGCAATGCTGCGCCACAAGGCGAACGGCTACGAGCTCGTGCAGGGCACCGCACCTGAACTCGTACCGCTTGGTGGGGAGACGACCTCACCCAGCACGACAGGCAATACCCGGCGCAGAGGTGCGGACCTTGTCCTTGCCCGGATTCCACGCGAAGCCCACGACCGCAACTATGCGGAACGGCGTCGCGAACTCCACGCTCAGCAGACGGGCGCCGTGGATTCCAGCATCGATCAAATCAACGCCGAAATCGAATCCGTCATGAAGGCGCGAGGCCAGAACGTTCGCGGGCTGGTCTTCAAGACAAGTGCGGACTCCGAGTTCGGCGGCAAAGGAGCATAAATGGCTACAGCACCGAGGGTTCCATTCCAAGCTGTCAAGCCGTTGGTCGGACTCAGCATTGCGACGGAGTCCTTCTCCGAGTCACTCACCCAGACCTTCAAGGCTGGAGCACCGGTGGTGATTGCGGCGTCGGGCTACCTCACGGAGTGCGGAGCCGATCCCGTGTTGGTCATGGGCATTGCGCAGGGCGACGGTCACAACACCGCCGTTGTGGGCCAGGCAGCGACGATGGTCGCGTTGGCTCACCCCTGCACTCTGTTCATGGGCAACTTGGACAACGGCAGCGGCACAGCAATCACGGCGGTCACGGACCGTGGCAAGAGCTACGGGATCGCCAAAGACGCGCCAACCGGCAAGTGGTACATCGACAAACTCGACACCACGGCCAAGCGCGTCATCGTTTGGGGTTTCTGGGACGGAGTACAGGACGGAGTGCAGGCCGCCGTTGGTGACACCATCGGTTGGACCTACTTCACGTTCGGCGGCGCCTTCTCCCAGGGCTTCCTCGTCGTCTAAGGAGTAGAGCAGATGCCTCCAGTCAACACAGGCGGATTCTCCGCACTCCTCGCGCCCGGGCTGTACGATGTCCTGTTCAACGAGATCGACGCACAGCAACCGCAGTGGGTCCCGGTCTTCGGAACGAAGGACAGCACTCGGGCGTACGAGGAAGATTTGAAGATGGCCGGGCTCGGCTCGATGGTGAGCAAGCCCGAAGGCACGAACATCATGTTCCAGGATCCGCTGATCGGACCTGCGAAGCGCTACACCATGCAGAGCTTCGGGCTCGGCTTCCGGATCACCCGGGAAATGTGGGACGACGATCTGTACGACATGATGATGGACATGCCGGCCGAACTGGGTCGGGCTGCCGCGTACAAGATCGAAGTCGACGCATGGTCGATGCTCAACAACGCCTTCGCACCGGCGTTCACGGGCTTCGATGGCCTCCCGCTCTGCCACGTGTCGCACACTCGTCTCGACGGCGGAGCCGTCATGGCGAACAAGCCGTCCACGGACGTGGACTTCAGCTTCACCGCATACCAGGCGGGGCTGGACCACTTCAACACGCTGAAGGACGACCGCGGCAAGCCGCTGATCATGCGCCCCAAGCTCCTGATCATCGACCCCACGTTCAAGTGGGCCGCTCGCGAGGTCCTGCAGTCCGAGTACCGTCCGTACACGGCCAACAACGAAATCAACTCGTTGAAGGGCGAGATCGATGAGAACGGCTTCCTGACGTGCCGTTACCTCACCGATGCGGACAGCTGGTTCCTGGTGACCGGTCCTCGGGGTGGCGGTGGCGGACGGCGCAGTGGCCACGACATGAAGTTCTGGTGGAGAACGCGGCCTGAGACGGCCGACGCCGACGACTTCCTGTCCGGTGATGCCCTGTTCAAGATCTTTGCGCGCTACACCACTGGCTTCGGCGAGTGGCGTGGGGTGTACGGATCGAGCGGAGGCTAACATGCCCCCAAGCAAGAGCGTCAGGCCTGTCGAAGGCTTCAATCGCGTTGCGGGGACCCTGAACCCCCCAACCACGTCCCGTGCGAATCCTGCAGCAACCATTCTGCAGGACAAGGCGGGGAACGACTGGTACTTCTGGCCGACCACGGCCGGGGTGCTTCGCTTCACTGACGCAGTGACGGCGGAGACTCCGGGGTTCGACTGGGAGACCGGCGGCACTGCCGTCTAACGGCACAAGGCGGAGTCCGTTGCCCCCGCGCAGCGGACTCCGCGCACTTAGCGCAGAAGTGGTTCGATCGCCTGCTAGCAGGTGGGGGAGAAGCAAATGCCTGGAGAACTCGTTGTACAGCCGATGCCCGTTACCGTACGTGCGGGCACGTGGGAAGTCCTCGCTGAGGAAGAGATCACCGTCGGGGCGACCGCCATCGGCATTACGCCAGCTTTGCTTACGAACCCCGTCAAGACCGTGGCGCGGCTCACCGTTACGACTGGCGCAGTCCGCGTCCGAATGCTTGCCGACCCGACCTCTACGGTCGGCATCTCGATTCCCAACCTGACCCAGTTTGAAGTCACAGGTCCCAATGACCTGCGCACCATGCGGATGGTTCAGGAGTCCGTCGGGTCGAAAGTCTTTGTCCAACTCGGGAGGCTGTAATGGCCCTCCGCATACTTCCAACTGGCTCGGGCGGGGGAGGTGGAGGCGGCTCTACTTCTCTCACGGTTGGCGTCACGCCGGTTACTGCGGGCGTCACGCAACGGATTCTCTTTGACAACGGAGCGGTGCTTGGTGAGCTGATCGTCGGTGCGAACCTGTCGATCGCCGCGGGAGCCCTGAACGCCGTTGGCGGCACGGCGAACATCGTCGTGAACTCGTCGACGGTGACGGGTGGTGTGTCAGGCGGCGTGCTCTACGCAAACGGCGCGGTGGTCGGGCAGATGACGAACACGGGCACAGGCACCGTGAACGTCCTGCAGACGTCGCCCCTGCTGATCACACCGAACCTCGGCACGCCTACGGCCGGCGTCCTGTCCGCGTGCTCGGGCTACTCCGCTACGGCCCTCACGGGCAACCTGCCCTACGCAAGCTTCGTTAACGCTACAGCGCCGAGCGTGGTCGTGGGTCGTGGCTCCGCTGCAGGCCCTGGCGTCTTCCAAGAGTTGACGTTCGGCACGAACATCTCCGTGTCAGGCACCGTCATTAACGTGACGGCGGGAGGCGGAGCCGGAGACGTTGTAGGCCCTGCGTCCGCAGTGGACTCCGAAATCGCCGTGTTCTCCGGTACGACGGGCAAGTTGCTCAAACGTCCCGGGCTTGGTTCAGGGATCGTGCGGAGCACGGCGGGCGTGCTCAGCGTGGGTCCGGTGTCGTTGACGGCGGACGTGAACGGGCTACTCCCGTTCAGCAGCATTGCGAACACCTCAGCCGGCAGCATCCTACTCGGCCGCAGCGCGGGCGTCGCAGGCCCGATCCAAGAGATCACGCTCGGCACGAACCTCTCCTTCTCCGGCGGCGTGCTCAATGCTACGGGCGGTGGTGGAGGGAGCCTCGCTGTAGGTTCTTCTCCGATTACCAGTGGGAACGCCGGACGGATCTTGTTCCACGACACCGGCGACGTGCTAGGCGAGGTGGCTGCGACGGGCACGGGTAACGTGGCCCTCAGCGACCAGCCAGTCTTCACGACGAACATCACCACGCCGCTCGTGCGGACGGCGTTCGGCGTGAACTTGACGTTGGCGCCTTTGGCTCCGGGCGTCGGGGCCAACTCAGTTGCTGGCGCAAGCATCTCCGTCACGGCGAGCAACGCGACGGCAGGAGTTGCGAGTGACGCGGCGGCCGGCGGAGGGTTGAGCTTCCGAACGGGTGATGCGGCACGCAACGGTGCGGGTAATGCGGACGGCGGCAGCTTCTCGTTCGTGACGGGCGTGCCTGTCGGCACGGGTAGCAGCGGGAACATGACGTTCGCGACGGGCATCGACGCCGTGGGAACGGCGACGGGCGCGAGCACCGGGTTCATGTCCTTCTCCACCGGCATCAACAGCATCACCGGTGGCGCGTCGGGCAACTTGACGTTCCAAACGGGCAACAACACAGCGACAGGCAGCTCGGGTAACATCCTCATCCAGACGGGTGTTGCGAACTCTGCGGCAGGTGACATTACCATCCGCACGCAGACGACGGTCAGCAACACTGCGTCGGGCGCGGGCAACCTGATCTTCGCAACGGGCGGCTCGACGGGCACGAAGACCACGTCCCCCGGCATCAACGGCGGCGCGATGCAGTTCACTACACACCAGGGTATGAACTGTTCTGCGGCGACGGGCGTAGGAGGCAACGGAGGCACGTGGACTTGGGTCGGTGGCGTAGGCGGAAACGCGTCGGGCGCCACCGCTCCAACGGGTGGCATCGGAGCCGGGATCAACTTCACGTGCGGGAATGGCGGGAACGTTTCGGGAGCAGCGGCGAACAAGACCCCGGGCAACGGCGGCACGATGATCTTCAACGCCGGCGTGGCAGGGACGGGCGCCAGCGGTACGGGCGTTGGCGTGGCGGTGAACGGATCGATCGTGTTCCAGATCGGCGGCGTGTCGAACGTCGTGTGCAATCCCGGCCGCTTCTCCATCGTGCAACCGATCGACTTCTATAACGGCGTCTTCACGGCGGGCTGGGGCATCCCAGCAATCTACGCAAGCGGCCGTCAGGTCGGCGTCGTCGCTGTGGCACCGGCCACGATCGCTTCGTACACCGTCGGAGCTGCCGATGGCAGCTTCCTCGTCTCCGCAAACGTCAAGGTCACCACGAGCGGCAGCGAAGCCTTCGCGGTGAACTGCGTCTACACGGACGAGGACAACGTCTCCCGCACCATGGTCATGCAGTTCCAGCTGGTGGCGGGGACCACGGTCGTTACGTCCGTCGCAGCGGCCAATGGTGCGGTACCGTACATGGGCAAGCCGAGCCGAATCCGGTGCAAAGCCGGCACGACGATCACGCTCGGAGCGACGGGCACCTTCACAGGATGCACGTACAACATCGAAGGCGACGTTTCGCAGGTGAAGTGACATGGACAGAACAATCGTTGGAACGCTGACGGATCGGCAGGAAGCGGGACTGGCGCTGCGCCGTACGTTGAACACCGTCCCGGTGCTGAACCCCTCGTGGACGGACGAACAGGTCCTCTTCGCCCTGCTCGTGCACCAGCTGGACCAGTTCGCCGACATCATCGACGAGAACAGCCTGGCGTTTGTCGATCGGACGTTCCGGGCCGCCGACGATGACGGCAAACGGCACATCTTCCACGAGGCGCAGCACGTCGCCGATGGTACAGACTAATGCTTAACACCCGCCAAACCAATCGGCGGAAGGGTGGCAGGTGGTGGACCTGTCAGCGGTGTGGGAATGACTACCCCGAAGCCAAGGTCGTGATCCAAAAGGGTTACGTGCTGTGCATGGGCTCCGACACGAACAAATGTGTCGACGAGTACGGCTACGAGTACTACCGCGAACAGCTCGAAGTGCCGTACGAAGAGGTGCCGGAGAATCCGCCCACCCTGCCTTGGGAGGACATCTAGATGCCCCGCCGAGTCTACTCCGATCACCTGGAAGAGCTAAGCCTCCGTCTCGCCAACCGGCAGAACATCACGCTGGCGATGCGGACTCACTTTCTCGACGACGCCTATCTCGCCATCGTGAACGAGTTCGACCATCCCGAGTTCCAGGCCCTGGCGGATGACACGGTGCTCGCCGGCCAGTCCCTGCTCGTGCCTGCGGCGACGGACCTTTGGTGGCCAGTGTTCGTCAAGGACATCACCAACGACCGTCCCATCGACAAGAAGTCCCTGGAAGAGGTCGAGTCGGGACGCGTAGTCGTTGGCGTGGTAACGGACTACTACTGGTGGAACAACGCCCTCCTGTTCAACCGGACGGCGGAGCAGACGTTCAACGTGACGCTTTGGTACAAGCGGAGACCGGACCCGTGGACGAGCGGTTCGGCGGAATTTAGCCCTCTGTTCGATCCCCTGCTCCCTATGCGGGCTGCCAAGCTGGGCTTGGATACGGTGGGGGATCAACAGGCGGCCCATATCCAGGAGACGGAGTATCGAAACTACGTCGCCACGATGAAGCTGTCGACGAACGAGGCGGAGAAAAACGATCGGCGCACCGGGCTGCGCGTGAGGTATCGCTGATGGCTAGTTCAAGGCCTTGGAACGAAAGCAGCCCTGCGGGAACGGACTTCGCGTCGTCCATCGACGACTTCATGCGGGAGATGAAGGTCGACATCCGGGAGCGGATGGTTTCGGACCACGTGTGGGGCGCGAGCCAAGCGGACGACGGGAAGCACACGAACCTGCGATTCCGGCCACAGATCAACACGCCGGTGATGTCGACGGAGTTGGTTGCCCTGACGAATGGAGGTAGCACCGCAGGTCTTGCCGACCTGTCCATCGCGCTGAACACGACGGGCAACGTGGCGGTCTTCGCCATCAACATAGCCGATACGGCCCATGGCGCCAGTTCCCTGGCGTTCGTGATCAACAAGAACGGGGCACCGCTCTTCGCCGTGGACATGAACGGCAACATTGGTACCCTCGGCAGCATCACCGCGTCGAATATTTCGTTGTCCAGTCCCACGTCGTCGCTCACGTTGGCGACGTTGACGGTGACGGGCGCGACGAACCTGAACACGTTGACGGTGACGGGCATCTGCGACTTGCAAGCGGTGTCCGTGTCGGACCTGCACAACACGGGCAGCATGAGCGTCGACGGGACCATTGCCGCGCTCAACTTGACCATTGGCGGTACCACGACCCTCAACGGTGTCACTGTCAGCGGGAACCTGGTCGTCAACGGCGCGCAGACCCAAGTCAAAGGGTTCCGTGCAACGGCTGCGGCTGCGTTCGACGGCTCGGTGACGATAGCAGGACCCACGGCCATCGGCAACACGCTCAGCGTTACGGGAACGCTGACCGTTGGAGGTTTGGCTACCTTCAACGGCGGGATAAGCATGCCTGCGGGAGTTGCGAACTTTGCAGGCGGTGTGACGATGACCGCGGGGCTCAACGTCGCTAGCGGCGGATTGAGCGTCAGCGGAGCGGCATCGGTAACCGGTCCGCTAACGGTGAACGGTATCGTGACGGCAGTGCAGCTTTGCATGCCGTCGCAGACGTACACCGTCGCCGGTGCGGTCAACGACAACATCCCACTGTCGGGCGTCTCACTCTTAGTCATCAATGGCGGCGGAGGCGTATCGGACATCGGCGGTTTCGCACATAGCGGGCAAGACGGTCGTATCTTGTTGGTCGTCAACGCGCGAGCCGTGCCGATGACCATCATCCAAGAAAGCGCGGGTAGTGCTGCAGGCAACCGCATTCTAACGACGCCGCCGACGCGGGCTCTCGTGGCCGGAGGCATGATGCTCTTCGCGTGGAGCGGCGCGGTAAACCGATGGATTCAACTCAACTACACTTAGTCGAACGGCAACCAAACAGGAGACCCACTGTGACAAGACTCATAGACCTGACAGGCGACAACGCGGTACACTTCAAATGGCTATATCAAGGACTGCTGATCGGCGCCGCGCTGAAGAAGCATCGGCCCTCCGAGCAGATGAAGCAGGAGCGAAAGATCCTGCGCAAGTTCAAAGCCGTCAGCGACTTGAAGATGGAAGACGGCGAGGACGGCAAAGCGAAGCCGGCTCTGGTGGCGGAGACGCAGGAGCCCGACCGCATCCCGCATCTTGACGCCGTCGTCGAGCTGGACTTCGACCAGATCAAACTCCTCACGGAGTACATCGAATCGATCCCCTGGCTGATCACCAAAGCCGATGTGGCGTTTGACGCCCTCGAGCACATGGAGTCGAGTCCGAAGTCGGAGTAACGATGCCACTGGACGTACGGCGGGGGTTACAACAGGCCGAGTATACGACACGGAAGACGGTGCCGATCCGGCCGTTGATGGGCCAATGGACTTACGATGCGGCGGAGGACGTACCTGTGGGCAGCAGCCCAGACATGATGAACTGCATCGTGTCGCAAGGTACCCTTCGCAAGCGTCCAGGCTACGGCCCATACCCCCGCCTCATGAATGCGCTGCCGGGCCCGGTAACCGGCGTCTACTCGACGCAGGACGTGAACAACATCACCCACGCCATCGCTATGTGGCGTGGGGGCGGTGCTAAGTACAACCAGGCCACGAAGCAGTTTGATCCGCTGACAGGGTTCACACCGACGGGCACGGACCTCGACCTCTGGGACTTTGAGACCAGCCAGAACTCCATCGTCATGAGCCAGGGGAAGGATCCCGTCCTTCGCCTACCGTTCACCGGTTTGGCCATGGCTCCGCTCAACGCCAACTGCCCGCCGGCCCGGTACCTGGCCCGGTTCAACTCCCGCCTCAACCTCGGTTGGACCCTGGAGGCGGGTGCACCGAACCCCTTTCGGCACCGTTTCTCCGTCGCGTTGAACCATACGGACTGGGTGGGCCTGGGTGCGGGCTTGCGGGACACGACCGAGTTCCCGTACCACATGACCAACATGAAGCGGCTTGGTCAGCAGCTTGTGATCTACTACGAGAAGGCGATCGAACTTGCGACGCCGCAGCCGGTGGCGTTGGCCCCGTTCACGTACGTGACCCGCGTCACGGACATCGGGCTCTACGCCCCGCACACCCTCAAGGGCCGGAACGACCAGCACTACTTCATGGGGACCGATTCCTTCTACACGTTCAATGGGGTGCAGGGTCAGGACATTGCGCCGCAGATCAGGTCTGAAGTCTTCGGTTCGATCAACGCTAGCCAGGTCGGGATCATGTTCGGCGAGATTCTCTACGGGAGTCAGGAGTACGTGGCGTTCATCTCGACGGGGCCCGAGGCCATCCCGAACACGGTCTGGGTGTATAAATGGGACCGGAACATCTGGTACCCGTGGTCCGTGCATGGACCCCGGTGCAGCACCACGCACCGGTTGGATCAGTCGCTGACCATTGATGAGCTCATTGGGATAATCGACGTACAGAACTGGCAGTTCGACTCCACGCAGCTACTCGCCAGCTTCCCGGCCCTCGTGACGGGCGACCAGGATGGCAAGGTGTACCTGTGGAGCCTGCAATACCCGAGCGATGCGGGAGGCTTGATCGCGTGCCGGTGGACGAGTCACGATTTCAATTCGGAGAACACGTTCGGCCAGGGCGGTCACGAGATCACAATTGAACGGTTGGAGGTCCACTACCAAGCTGTGGGCAATGCAGCGTTGCTGCAGTTCTACTTGTCCATGAACGGCGGGCTGAGTTGGTTCGGACCCTTCCCGATGCAGTTCGTGAGTCTGTCGAACGGTGTGGCGACGGGCATAGTCGACCAGCGCTTGACGGGCCCGTCGATCCGGTTCAAGTTCGTCCACGAGTCCTCGACGGACACATTCGCCATCATCAAGTTCCTCCCGACCTTTTCCCTGGAAGAAACGAAGGTGATGGCGTGAAGGCCAACATCCTTCTGCCGATCCAGCCTGAGCCGAAAGAGCTGAAGGACCTACCGAAGTATGTGGACGGTCAGGCCCACATGATCGGTGAGGCGGTCTCTCAGCTCCAGTTCCTGATCAACGGGCAGTTGTCCTTCGGGGACGGCACTGTGACGGACAACATCCTTGGCGTGTGGATCAAGTACACGACGTCGGGTGCGGAGGATATCCTCGTCCACAACCTCGGTGGTATCCCCGTCGGATTTCTGCTCGTTAAGCCTCCTTTGAACGGCGTCATCAACACAGGACCAAGTGCATGGACCACATCAACGATATCCCTGAAGAGCTCGGTAGCGGGACAAACGGTCACGATCTTCGTGCTGAACCCACCGAACCAGCAAGTTTAGAGGTTCGGGAGCTGGGCATCAGCTCGATGGATGACGTAGTCCTGCTTCTGCAGCGGTACCAGGCCCTGACGGTGCCTCGTGAATCGGGTGACGTGTTCATGCAGCACCTGACGCAGCGGATGGACTCTTGGTTCGTTGAGATCGGTGATGTGGGACTGGCGTACTTGACGGACATCGTCCCCGAGCACAATGCATCGCTCCACGTCCTGTTCTGGGACGAACGCCTGGGGGCTCAGCGCGTCCTCGCTGTCCGGGCAGCGCTGCAGAAGGCGTTCGAGCTGTTCGCGTTGGCTCGGGTGACGGTGCCCGTCGTGGCCGAGGGCAAGCCTGCCCGGATCTACACCAAGTTCTTGACGCGGATCGGCTTCCTGCTTGAAGGAACGATTCGCAACGGCGTGCGGAAGCCTGAGGGTGGCTACGCGGACATCTTGCTCTATGGGCTCCTGCCCGAGGAGACGAAGCAATGGCAATAGCAGGGAACGAGTTCTTCGGGGTGGACATGGTAGGGGCAGACCCCTACGCCGAGCAACGGGGCACCCGGCTCCAGCAGATCCAAGCGGCGCACCAGCTCCTCTTCTCCCCTGAAGCGAAGCCGGCGAGCACTACGCCCAACGCTCCTGGAGGCGGGTCGCAGTCTACGACGCAGGATACGCCGCAGACGCAGAAGGCGACGGGTGATCCACAGCTATCGGACCTGACGAACACGTTCATGACGGCGGGGCAGGGCGGAACCTACCGGCCCTCGATGAGCCAACCGAGCGAGGTGTTCACTGACGAGCCGCCGCAGCAGCCGCAGCAGCCGTTGCAAGGGTACGTTCCCCCAAGCACGACGAACCCCGTCACGCCTGCGAATCCGTTTCGGCCACCTGAGCAAGGCCCGCAGGCCAGCACGAGTGCGTTCAAACCGCCGAAGCGGGAGAACCCGGACTACAACAACCTCGACCAACTCCTGGGCGACTTTGCCGACGCGCCGTGGGTCAGCAATGACCCAAACTACTGGCGGGAAGTCATCAACAAGAACGGCGGGCTGAACGCGGGCAACTACGAGTACTGGTGGCAGCGGCTCTCGGATGCGCCCGGAGAGGGAAGCAACAGCGGGAGTAACCCGCCTCCTGGGGCAACGACCGATCCAAACTTCCCCAATCCGGGCACCGTGACCAACGGCACGTTGAACCTGAACACGAACATGAACATCCCGGCGGACGTGATCCCGATGCGCGCGGCGCTGGCGGATTACCTCCGGTTCAACGCGACGAAGAACCCTGCCGCGTACGGTGGGGACTTGACGGTGCCGTGGAACCCGCTGCAACAGAACGCCGCTGATGCGGTGGGTTCGGGCGTGGGTCGGGGCAACTCGATGATCGATCAGTCCTGGCAGATGCTGCAAGGGTTGATGGGCCAGACGGGCACGATTCCCGGGCAGATGAGTGGGTACATCAACCAAGCGTGGAACGCCGCGCAGGGGAACAACGCGGCGGGCGCAGCGAACCCATGGCTCGCGCAAGCGGGTAGTGCGGCGAACGCGGGGTGGAACTACGGGGCACCGGACATCAACCTGGGAGCGGAGTTGTCGGGGCTGGGCTTGACGGAAGCGAGACCGTGGGCTCAGAGCAGCCAGGGGCTCGTGGGCCAATCGGCCCAGGGCTTTGGGGCGATGGCTCAGAACGGCGGAGCCAACAACATCATCAACGCCCTGTCGGCCATGCAGACGCAGGGCATGGGCAACCTGCAGGACCAGCTCGCGCAGATTAAGGAGCAATACGCGCAGCAAGGGCTCGGCGCCAGCAGCAGCATAACGGAGGCGTTGAGCAGAGGTGCCAGTCGCGGCATCGCTGACATGCAATCGCAGCAGCAGCAGCTGATTCAGCAGGTCATGGATGCCTCGGCGAATCGACAGCTGCAGGGCAGTACGGGGCTCCTGCAGGCCGGAGCACAACAATCGCAGACGGGCGGGATGCTCGGCAACCTGGCGAACATGGTGCCGGGGAACCTGATCAACGCTGGCACGGCTCTGGGCAACCTCGGGAACCAACAGTCGAACTCGCTTGCGAACATCGGGCAGATTGCGGGCAACGTCAACAACATGGGCCAGCAGAACATGGCCGCCCTGCTCCCGACGATCCTTGCGTCGATGACGGACCCCGCCAAGATCCAAGCCGATCTGATGAACCAAGCGGGCGGATACGGGACGAATGCGGCGAACATCGGCACGAACGCTGGCGGGCAGTACGCGGCGCAGGCGACGATCGAGCAACAGCGGCAGCAGCAGAACATCATCAACCAGCTGCAGGAGTTCATCCGGACGTCGCAGCCCAACCAGCAGACGCTGGGTAGTGCGGTGGGATTGGCAACGGGCTTCCCGCCCAATCAGCCCGTCGTCCAGGGCAACGCTAGTTCGGGTAGCCTAGCAGCGAACCTGATGGCGGTGTTGCCAATGATCCTCGCGATGTCGTCTAGGTCCCTGAAAGAGAACATCGTGCCGGCGACGAAGAACACCGCGAAGCGGCTGCAGAAGCTCCCGATCTACGAGTGGAGCTACAAGGGTGATGCGACGAGGCACATGGGTCCGATGGCCGAAGACTTTGCGGAGACCTTCGGCGTGGGCGACGGCAAGACGCTGCACTTGGTCGACGTAATGGGCGTGATGCTCGGGGCGATGAAGGACGTAACGAAGATGGGACGTGTGGTGAAACATGCCTAAGGCAGTCCAGAAGCAAGGGTACCTGTCCATCGAGCCCACGAAGGGCGAGCAGTTTGCGGACTTCTTCAACGGCATTGCTCAGGGGCTACAGGGCCTGATGCAGCAGCAGATGAAGGCGAAGCAAGATGCTGCGGACCGGGTGCGGCAGGTGAAGAAGGAGCAGGCCGACTACATGCTCTCGTTGGCGGGACTTGCGGACAAAGACCCCGACCTCTACAACGAGTTCATCGCCAGACCACAGGTGCGGGACTTCATGGACCCGGCCCGTATCACCGAAGCTGCTGTGGTGAAGGGTCCGTTTGAAAAGTTCACGGAGAAGCGGGCGGCGAAGAAGTTGGCGGCTGCTGGCCCTCCCCCGCCGGAGGCCATGCCTGGTCAGCCGATGGGCTTGCCAGGACAGAAGGCCTTGTACGACGCTCCGATGGCGAAGGGCACGATTGGCGTTGCGGAGAAGCCGCTGAAGCCCGACTTCCTGCCCAAGGTGCAAGTGACCGATCTGGACAGGCTCAAGAAAGCCGCGCAGGCATCTGGGTTGAAGTCGCAGATGGACCAGGACGCGTTGAACTCTACGGTGGCGAAGTACCGGCAGGGCTTGATGTCCTACGACGACGCCTATTCGGAGATCCAGAACATGGCCCGACGGGCTGAGGGTGCGACGGGGCAGGCTCCGAGCATGGACGCGATGTCCTCGATGTACTACCGGTTGCATCCGGAGGAGCTGGAGCACAAGGTGCGGGTGGAGACGCCCGGCACGATGGAGTGGAAACGGATCGAAGCGCAGAAGATGGCCGCCGACGCTACGCGATATCGCAAGGGGATAACGCCGGGAGACTTGGACCAAATCAAGCAGTGGTCGGAGTGGCAGGTGGGCTTGCTGCCCAACGCGCCGCCTCGGTTGCCCCCCGCGTACCAAACGATCGAGTCGGACTTGGCGGAGAAGGGATACCAGCTGCGGCAGAAGGAGTACAACATCAACGCCGCTCAGTTCGAGTTGATGAAGAACAAGAACTACGCCGACACCGCGATGATGCTGCAGGACCGGGGCATGGACCCCAAACTGGCACAGGATTCCGCGGAAACGCTGTTCAAGACGGGTAAGCTGCCTCCGGGCGTTGTGATGCCACCGAACAGGCGGTTGGAGATGGACCTGATCATGGACGAGAAGCGGGGCAGGCACTTGGAGGCGGAGATCAAGACGATGGCCGTCAAAGATCCCGCCATGAGCAACCTGTTCAAGTTGGTCAGCCAACTGCCGGTCGAAGAGCGGACTCCAGGCCACGCCATGTTTGACCGGCTCGTTGACGAAGTCGCCAAGGAGTCCGGTTGGGGCAAGGAAGTCATCACACATTGGTTCACGGCGGACACGTCGAGATACTTGTTCCCGGACCTCGGCTTGCCCAATGCGGAGCAGATGAAGGCGGGACAAGCTGGCGCAGCTGCAGGCGGGGGCAGGAGCGGTGGACCAGGAGCAGCGGGTGCGCCTCCGGCACCGGCTCCCGCGAAGCAGGCGAGCGAGCCCGCGAAGTTGACCCCCGAGCTGACGCGGACGGTGATGGGCCAGCTGCAGGCGTTCGAGACGGAGAGGCTGCCGACTGCAGACCCGCTCACCAAGGCCAAGTTTGGGACGTTGACGGCGCAGATCGCCGACGCCTATCAGGCTGGCGATGCCGCTGCGATGCTCAGGGCTCAAGTCGAACTGCAGAAGCTGCTCGGCAAGTAAGGGGATACGATGCCTCCACAAACCCCGGTCGATCCGTTCGCAGACTACCTCGAAGGGCTGCGCAAGCGGCAGAAGGAGCAAGACGCTGCACCGCAGGGTCAGCCTACGGATCTGGGTCAGTGGTTGGACTCCCACAAGCAGCCGACGAGGGCGGAGAACAACCCGCCTTTGTCCACGGTGCGAGGGTTGTCGACGTTTGAAACCCTCACCGACATGGTGAAGGGTGTGGGACTGGCGGTGACGCGAGAGCTGACGGGCATACCGGCAGGGCTTGCGGGCCTGGCGGATATCATGGACCGTCACAACATGGGCCAGGCGATCTTCCCCGAGGTCCGAGCGGCGTTGAACGCATCGAGGTCCATCAACAAGGAGGCGTCGAAGGAGCTGGCGCAGACTTCGGCGGCGTTGAAGTCGGGGGCCTTTAGCCCGCAAGAGCAAGCTGAGCTGCGCAGCAGGGGGCATTTGCTGGCCGGCCCGAACTTGAAGTACACCGGCAGCTTGATGCCGGCCGTTTCGGCCTTCGCTAAGTACATGCCCGACATCGTAGCCGAGAGCCCGAGCATGACGGGCAGCGTTGCAGGCAGCTTGGCCCCAGGCATGGTCGAGTACGAGGCGGCCGCGGGCTTGACCAAGGTTGCGATGGCCAAGTCGCTGACCCAAAGGGTCCTGCGAAGCGGCGTGGCGAACGCCATCGCTACTGCAGTACAGTCGGCGCTCATTGACCCCGTCGATGGTGAGAGCCGGTGGGCTCGGGTCCTGAAAGACGTGGCCCTGAACACGGCGTTCGAGGTGATCCAGTTCCCCGCCGCCAAAGCCGCGTGGAAGGACGAGCTAGGCAAGAAGGCGGCGGATAAGCTGACCCGCGAAATGGCCGAAGCGGCGCAGTTGCACCCGGACGTGGCGGATGCGAAGATTGCTGCCGTGCGGATGGGCGCGGGGCACATGGAGCCCGAGTTCGCTGAGAAGGTGTTGATGCGGTCGCCTCCGGGGTCCCCCCTGGAATACCAGTCCCGGAAGGCCCTGGACGCCTACTGGAACGACATCGTTCCCAAGAGCAATGCGGTGATCCCCGGGCAAGAAGGCATCACAATGGACATCATTGTGAACGGCCAAGTCGTCATGCCCGACTTCACTATCACGAAGAGCACGCCTACGGCCCCGAGGGGCTTTGCTGACCAGGTGGACCAGCTCGCTGAGCAGATCGTGGCCATGAGCGAGCAGGGGATTCCCGTACGGCTCGATCGCATTCGGGTCGGCAACGGGGCGGCGTACACACGGTTCATGCGTCGCCTTCGGGGTGAGCCCGCGCAGTACGGGGCCATGGACGCACGGGAGCTGCACGAGTTCGAACAGAAGCTTGTTGGCACCGCGCCACGTAACACCGTTGCGGAGCACGGGAACATGCCGGCGGCGGGCACCCACGTGACGGTGAAGGACGGCGACAAGCCTGCATGGAACGGCACGGTCGTGGACAAGCCGGGAGTGGTGCCTCCAGCACCTGGCGGAGAGGTCCCGAGGAATGTGGGTCCCAACGAGGCAGAGCAGCGACGGAGCCTCAGTGCGGCGTTCACGGCGGAGGACAAGGGCATTGCAGCGCTGACGCCGAACAGGGTCAAGGCCCGATTTGGCATGACGGCTAGCGACGCCGTGAGGGCCGGGTATGTGACGGCGCACGAGGAGGGCGGCCGGGTAGTCTATCGGATCGTGCCGAAGGGCGCTGCCGTCGAGCGGCCTGTGCTCCGGACGGAAGGTGCTCGGCAACCCGAAGCTCCGATCGAGGAGCCGAGGGGTGCGGGAGCTGTCGAAGAACCCCCGCTCGAGGAACTCGACTCTCGGGGCAGGCCGATCACCGCGACACGATCGGCGCAGCCGAAGGGCGAGTACCCCGCCGTCGTGGTGCAGCAAGAGTCCGCGAGGACGGCGGAGCCTGGTGCGAGGGCCGGAGGCACTACGCCCACAGCGACTCCCGCACCAGGTCGCGTTGCAGAGGCGCCGCGGAGACCGGATCCCGTGTACGTGGAGAATCCGGTGACGGGGCAGGTCGTTGAGGCGCCGCAGACTTCCGTCAGGGTCTTCCTGAAGGAGACCAAGGCTCCGACGAAGCTCAAGGCCCACACGGACGGCACCGACCGACACTTCTACATCGAGCTGAACTCCAAGACGGCGTTGATCGAGGGCGTGGATCAACACCACGATCCGCAGAACGATTGGCACCGGAGCCACATGTTCTCGGACATCGATCGCGAAGGCGATTTGATGAACGGTCCTCGGGGCTTCATCCACGAGGACGGGAGCATCACGCTGTCGCTGACGCGGGGCGAACGGTTCACGACCTACACCTCGGGGCTTGAGACGACGCCCAGTCGGCGGGACTGGGTCGGCGAGCCCAGCGACCGAGAGAAGTATTCGACCGAAGTGCGGACGATGCAGGAGCGTTCGGCTCATAACGAGGGCATCGGAAGCACAACCCACCAGATGTCGGGTACCACGCCCCGCAGGGAGCTGGGCCTGCCGCCGTTGCGCAACGCACGGGGAGAGGACATCCCGGAGGTCATCTCCTACACGTACGAGTCTGGCACGCCTCCCGGCCCCCGGGCAGGAGTAGAACCCAAGGCGGCGCAAGACTGGGCGTGGCAGTACAATCCGATCACGGGTCACTACGAGAAGTCGCCCGTGAACAGGCCCACGACTCACCGGATCGAAGCGGCGCCTGAGATGGAGCCCCGCGAAGAGTTGCCGGGCCTGACGGCTGCGGCTCGGGGACGGGAGTACGAGTCCACAACGACGAGCGAACTGTCGGACGAAGCGTTGCGGAAGTCGGGACGGCTCACACCGGACGAGAGCAAAGGAATTGATCGGTGGCGGAGTCTTGAGAAGGGTCGGTACGTAATCAGCAAAGCTCCGTTGATCACGGACCCGGCGTTGATGGACGCGAAGCGGGCGGCTGACATCCTCATCAAGCAGTCGGGCGTGGATCCCGGAACCAAGGTCAGGCTGGTCGTGACGGACACGGTGCACAGCGGAGTGCATAACGCGCCGCACGAGTGGACGTTGTCCGAGTTGAGCCAGGCCGAGCCGGGACTGTTCAGTCAGGTCGAAGTCCGCGCTGCTGCTCGCACAAAGGGCTACCGCGCCGTGGTCCAGGGCGATCATACGACGCTGATCGACCTGGAGAGCAAAACGGAGACCACGTTCGCTTCGCGGATCGAGGCGGCGAACTTCCTGTCGAAGCAACGGAACGTGGAGATCACGCCCGACATCGATGCCCAGTGGAACACGCTGCTCAACAGCGGGTGGAAGAATTCGTTCGACCCTGTTGTAGACGGCGGAAGCCTGGTGCAGCGGGAGGCGCAGCAACTGGGCTTGCAGGCCATGGTTGATGGCCAGAGGGCGGGCATCCGTATCTGGCTCCCGACCGAGGAAACCCTCGGGGATCTGGCCAGCAGGGCGGAGAAGGCCCAGAAGCGTGGGAAGCTGGAGGCGGTCAAGGTCCTGACGGAGGAGATCGAAACCAGTAGCCGGTTGCAGTCCGCTATCAACGCCCTGGAGCAGAAGTTGGGCGTCAGGCCCGGGACGATTCGGGCTATGAACTTGGGCGTGACCCAGGGCGTGGAGAAGGACAAAGCCTGGTTCAAAAAGAACAAGTCGGGCAAGATCACCAAGGTCGAGAAGACGCGGGGCAGGACGGAGTCCGTCGTACAAGAAGAAGGCAAGCAGCAGGTCCTCGTGTACAACGACGACAAGGTGCGGGAGCTGCGGAAGCAGTACGGGTCGAAGCTGGGTAAGCTGTTGAAGATCAGCAACCTGAACAACCACGAGTTCATTCGGGATCTGGCCGGGAGGCCGGGAGGCCTGGATCTCCTGCAGCATCCCGATCCTGAGTCCGCTATCGTCTACATGCAGCTGAAGAACACGCACCAGCACGACGTGATGATGGGCGGCGTACCAATGGACGATCCGGCGACGGGCAGGGCTTACCGGCACTACACGGACGAGCAGAAAGCGGCGTACTTCGAAGAAGCGGCGACGCGAGTGAAGCAGAAGGGAGGAACGCCATGCAGCCCCGTTGTCCGATAGGCCCCGCGGAGGATCCTGATGATTTTGACTCCACCCAGGAGATCAAGGACCATGTGACGATGCCGGAGGAGCTCAACTTCAGCGGGGTCGACTTGCATGGACCTCCCCCGGTGATGGAGCCCTTCTTGGATCACGTGCCGCCGGAGGAGTTGGACCGGGTACGGGAGCTGAAGGCCAACGGCGTCTTGGACCAGTGGGTCCGCCCCAAGCAAGCGATCTTCCAACGGCTCGAGAACGAAACGGGCATCCCGTACTATCGAGAATGGTCCAACATCGAACAGAGTAAAGCGGACGCCGTAGCCCAGGCCAACGTGCTGCAGGGCCCGTTGAAGAAGCTGCGGAGGGCGGTGTGGAGCAGGGACGACAGGAGCAACGTCCAGGCGTTGTTCGAGGCGACGGCATCGGGCAGGCAGATTGAAGCGGCTGCGCTGACCAAGCAGATGTCCCCGCGCCACGTGAAGATCGCGGAGGAGCTGGGCGAGGTGTGGAAGAATTACACACGGAGCTTGGGCTTCACGGATGACGAGCACCGGGCCTTCTTTGCAGACTTCCCCAAGCTGCGGAAGGCCGCTGGGAACTATGCGGACTATGCGAAGGCCAGGGGCCCTGTGCCCCGGATGATGCATTTCCTCCAGTCGCAGTTCCTGCAGGAGATGTCGCCGCTGAGGCTCGATGAACGGGAGACCGACTTCTACTCCCTCGGCATGCGGCTGGGAAGGATGCTGGCCCACGAGAAGCACCTCACGGAGCCGTTGAACGAGGCGACGGTGCGGATGGACAGCTACTTGGATTCGTGGAGGGACACTGCAACGGGTGCACCACTGTCCCCGGACGTCAAGCACCAGTGGGACAAGTATATCGCTGGGGTGTTGAACACCCCCGACGATGCCCTGATCGCCACGATGGTGTCGTCCACTCGCATGATGAAGAACGCCGACAAGATCATGCAACGGATCACCCGGGGCAAGTTCAGCCTGGGCAGTACGGGTTTGACGGAGCGGGACCAAATCAACCTGCTGGATGTTATTTCGGCGTCGGGCTACTTCGCCGACTTGGCGGGGAACACGGCAACGTTCGCACAGCAGTTCCTGCAGCTGACGCAGATGACGATTCCCCGGCTGGGCATGAAGTACGGGGCACACGGCGTGAGACAGGCGACGCAGTGGGGCAAGGAAGCCGTGATGCGCAAGGGCACGATGCTCGAGAAGATGAAGCTGCTGAACGTGACGGGGCAAGAGATGGGCGCGGGCGAGCAGTTCGGGCAGACGTCCGGGGCCCTGAAGTCGAACCTGCTGAGCCTCGGTTCGCAGGCGTTGGAGATGGGCTTGGCCCCCATCCAGTTTGCCGACTCGTTCACCCGCGTGGCGGCGTACACCGGCAAGCACCACGCCGTGATGACCGAGGGCCTGCTGTACCAAAAGGGCAAGATCACCTGGCAGCAGTTCAGGGAGGCGAGCCGCCTTGACCTGCAGGAGCGGGGCCAGGGCATCTTGCACAAGATGGTGAAGGACGAACTCGACGCCGGTCGCCTGTCGGCGGCGGCGCATATTGCGGCGGACAACTTCCAGACCCGCACCAACTTCCTCTACTCGCAGGGGAACGTGCCCGGGGCGTTGGCAGGGACGATGGGCAGGTTCCTGGGACGGTACGGGACGTGGCCCTTGAGCTTTGTCTCCGAGCAAATCGAGATGCTGAAGAGCGGGGACAAGGGCATCACCAAGAACAAAGTCTACGCCATTGCGTCGACGTTGGCGTTGAATGCCGCGGCGATGAAGTCCGTCGAGTGGATGTTCGATGCGGATGCAGCACGGTGGTCTGTGTGGAACGCGGTGGACTATCGGGGTGGCCCGATGCTGCACTTCGGGGCCGACTTGCAGACGTTGATGACGGGCATTCGAACGGGGCATACGGATAACTACGAGTACCGGTTAGCGAAGAAGCGTGTCCAACGGTACACGCTCACCCACATAGTACCCGGTACTCAGAGCCTCATTCACCTTGGGAATGCGGCGGCAGCTGCGGCGCAGGGAGATCCGAAGGGTGCGGTGCGGGCTCTTCTGGGCCTTCAGGACTCGAAGAAGGTGTCACGGTCGCCTGCTGGGCGCACGATGTAAGGTACTGCTTCTTGCGGTTGTATAGGGTGTACTTCGTTACGCCCAGGTCCCTCGCGACCGCCGCCGCACCCTCCAGCCGCATCCGTTCGATCAGGGCGGCATCCATCACTTCCAGCTTCCGCCGCATCGGTCCGCCCCGTTTGCGGATTCCGATTCCGTGGTCTTCCAGTTTCCGTTTGACCGTCCATGGGCTGACGGACAGGGCCTTCGCCAAGTCGGTGATCGACTGTTTCGGGTAGTGGGCTTCGAGAAATTCCTTCTCCGTGTCGTAGCCAAGTTCCTTGGCGTGCACGGTCCAATCAATTGCACTGGGCATCACTTCCATCCTTCCGGTGTTAGGTAGTACAGGTTCTGTGCTGCGTCGAAGTCGATCTGCTTACCGTCTCGCAGGGTCGCAACGTATTGTTTGAACTGACCGGCGTGCATGCGTCCGGAGTTGCGGCGCAGCCAGTCACTATATTTCATCGATCCTCCCGCCTTCTTGAGCTGGGCGAGCATCCGCAGGTGCGTCTCGCCGATGTCCGTGCTGCTGAGTTGTTCGAACGCGTTGGGCAACCAAGCCTCCGCCCAGTTGAGGATCTTCAGCGCGGACTCAAGTTGCTTGAGCTGCAGTGCTCCGCCATCGTCCTCACTCACGCTGAGAAGCATGGCGAGCCGGAAGAGGTGGTCCGGCTTCCGTTCGAAGTACCCGGAGAACTGCTTCTCTTCGGTGCCCCGCTGCGACCGGTCATTGTACCAGTCCCGGAACCAACGCTCCGCAGCGGGCGTGAGGGACATCTTTTGCTTTATATTGTTCAGCTCGACCAACCGTGTGACCAGCTTGACACGGAGGTAGTCAGACATGGGAGGCGGCAGAGGGAAGCTACGAGGCGTGTCCTCCTGCACGACGAGGAGGAAGCGGGACATGAACCCGCCGCCGTACGTGTCCCCGGGGAGCATGCGCAGCCAGTCCATGGTGCTTGCCCCGAGCATGCTGAACGAGACGTTGGTCAAAGTTATCTCCGCCCTCGCGATCGTTGCACTACTCCACTTGTCCGGGCAGTCGAAGAGGCGGGTCAGGAGCGGGATCATCCCCTCCATGTATTTCTGCGACCCTAGGAACTGCTTGAGCTCACCGGCGTAGATCAGCCCCGTCGCCTCTGCACGTTCGCTATACGTGGTGACGAGCGCTTCGGGTGTGATTTTATCCGCCAGCACCAGTCCGCCGGCCTCTCTGTACAAGGCGATGCCGAGCTCGCAGGCACTCGTCTTGCGGCACCGCCCCGACGGAGCAACCAGTAGAGTGCAGACCCCAGGGTAGAGGGACTTGTACCCCTTGTCGAAGTAGACGTTCCGTTTGAGTTGGGCTCCGAGGACCGTGGCTCCGACGAAGAAGTGGAAGACGGTAGGAGGCTCAGTTGTACGGGTGTACTCGACATAGTCTCGAAGCCATCCGTTTCGCGGCACAAGCGGTTCAAAGTCTGTGGAGACGGTTTTCGGGTTGAGTTCAAGCTTGATCCTTTCGGGTGTGGAGCTGAAAGCCCGAGCCACCGCAGTGAGGAGCTCGGGCGGTTGAGCGTGAGCAGGCAGGTCCCTGACCCACGCCATTATGGTGGAGTAGCGGGGGTCGGTAGTCGTCGTAGCGATCGACTCTAGTCCCTGCATGAGGAGGACGATCTGACGGCCCCATGGTAGTGCCTTTCCTGTTGGGCGTTCCACTGGACCCCCCTAGCACATGTAGCGGCGGAGGTACCCGATGTTGTAGAAGGCCAGCAGCCGCTGTTCGACGGTTAGCTTGACGGTGTGGTCCAGCTGTCCACCACCGCGGAGCTTGTCCAGTTCGTCGATCCGCTTCTTGCTGACGGCCCACTTGATGGGCTTCCCAGTGTCCACGGTGATTGCGGCGGAGTCCCAGTGCAGCCCTTCGCAGAAGCGGGAGAACCAAACCAGCTCTTGGAGTTCGTTGACCCCGAACAGATGCAGGTGACGGGGCCATGCGATCTGCTTGGGCGTGGCGGCGACTAGCTCCTTGAGCCATGTGGTGCGGGGCTCCCGGAAGGGCAGGGCGAGCGTGTTCGTGTAGCTGCGACCCATGGTGAACAGGGAGATCCGGTCCGACGGAGTCTCTCCCTGGATGACCAGCATCGGGTCCCAAGTGCAGGACGGGTGCTTGCGGAGCTCGTTGAACCCGGCGGCGGTGAACGCGGCGTCGCCGAGCTTGTCCGGCGGGCACACGCACGACGGGTTGATCCGCTTCGCTGCTTCGATCAGTTCGTTGACGGTGAGCGGCTTGCCCAGTTCGTGCATGCCGTTGTCCAGCACGACGCGCCGCTGGCGCCGACGTTGTTCGGCGTAGAAGTCTGCGTACTCCTTGTCATTGAGGACCATGTGGGCCAGGGCAAAGTCCACGTCCGTGAGCTTGCTGAGTTCGTCGAGCGAGGACTTTGGGATCTCCAGAGCGAGTCTCATTTGCGGTGTCTCCAGTATCTGATGAGGGAAGGGACGTGGTAGAGAACGAAACCGAACAAGCAGCCGTAGAGGAAGTTACGCATACCCGATCTGCTTCCTGAAGTCCCGTTGCCACTGCTTGTCGGCGGCGGACTTCGGTTTGCACTGCTTCCAGTTGAGACCGAACGAAACGTCCGCTGGTGCGTACCAGCCGTTCGGGTAGTACTTCTTGACGACGTGCGGTTTGACGGAGGCTTCCATGACCTCGTTGAAGACCCGTTGCATGTTGTCCTTGATGCAGTGGGCCGTCTCCACGGCTAGCTCCTTCGGGGCACATGCAACGAGCTCGTCGTGTACCGTGAGGCGGAGGCTCGCGCCTTTGGGCAGTTCCCGTTCCACCTTCGGCAGGACGAGGTACATCATGTCCGCCGCCGTCGAAGACGCCTGGAAGTTGTAGATTTCGGTGACTTGGCGTGAGTACCACCATCTGCGCCTGCGGAACGGGTTGGCGAGGTAGTTCGTGTCCGCAACTTGCTTCTCACGCATGCGACGGATAGCGCAGTAGGACGGGAACCGGCGTTCGAGCCCTGCGAGGAAGTTCTTGACCCAAGCTTCTTCCTTCTGGTGCTTCTCCGCAATCGAACGGGCTCCTCGGCCGTATGCCCATCCGTAGACGACGAACTTCGACTCATGGCGTTGGTCCTCGGTGACCTCGTCGTACGGCGTTCCGAACACCGAGGAGATCCAACGGTGCATGTCTCGGTTCTCAGCGAACATCGTCAGCCCCGACTCATCAGCGGACAGGGCCATGTCAATCCGCCACTCGACTTGGGACCAGTCGGCGGAGACGAAGACGTGCTCAGGCGTGTCAGGGATCCACAGTTCGCGGAGCTCGATCGGAACGTTCTGCCCGTTGAAGTCCCAGCTGTTTAGGCGGCCGTTGGCCGCCTTGGCGCATCCGAAGTGAGGGTGAGTGTAGCCGTTGTCGTCCGACTCGATCTCGCAGTACGTGGACTTGTACTTCCGCTTCGTACGGATGCGATTCACAAGGTGGAAGATTGGGTCCCGAGTTATTTCGGCCAGGCGTTCCATCGCGTCGGCGTTGGCCGTGGGCCTCATCCCATGGTTCTTATCCTTGGTGTATTGCACGGGCAGACCCAGCTTGTCGTAGAACAGCTCCATCAGCTGCTTGCTGGACTGGACGTTGAACGAAGCGTTGTCCAGACCGGCACGGAGCGTCTGCTCGTCTTTGTCGGCAGAGAACTCCAACGCCATGCCCCACTTGACGGCCTTCTCGGTGTCCTTGCGGAGCCCGGCTCGGGTCATGCGGCGTAGCACGGGCTGCAACGGCATGACGGACTTCATGTACAGGTCCGTGAGGCCCAGCAGGGCCAGTTCCTTCTTGATGCCTATTGCCGCCCGAAGCGTGACGTCTACGTCGCGGCAGTTGCCGACCTTGAGGGCGTGGTGACCCGCTTTGTACATCTTCGGGCCCTTCCACGGCTCGACGTCGTTGGCGTAGTACGTGGCGATGTTCTCCAAGTTCTTCGGAAGGTCGGGAGAGACGAGGTGAAACCCGAGAAGGGTGTCGAACGTGGGCCCTAGGACTTCGAGTCCCGTCTTGTCTTCCCAGAAGCGCCAGTCAAAGTCTTCGGAGTTCTGCCCGATCTTTTCGATAGTAGGGTCCACAAGTATGTCGCGGAAGAGCCGCTGAGTACTGTCGGTCCAATCGTAACACTCACCTTTGAATGGCTCCGTTCCAGCACCTGCGCATACGATCTGATGCGAACGTGGGTCAGTTCCTCCAGTGGTCTCCCAGTCGATGGAGACGTGTCCTGCGGCACGGATCCGACTGAGCAGAGACTCTCCATCAGCTGCAACAGTTGCGTCCGGGGAATACTCCACGTCCATACGACGGACTTCCGGGAACGTTGCTTCGCGAGCCGCTGTGCGTAGGTCGGTGACGACGGCGGGGAACTGGGCTTGCTGTCGCATGAGTGCGGCGGGGTGGAACGTCGCGAGGACCTTCTGGCCGTTGGCGAGGGCGAAGGGGATTCCTCGGTGCTTGCCGATGGTGTTGACGTCTTTGAAGGCGTAGAGGGCAGTGGCGCCGAGGGCAACGACGAGAGTGGGCTTGACCCGGACGAGCTCTTCGTGGAGGAAGGGAGCGCAGTGGATGATGGCTTCTTTGCTCGGGGAGGCATCTACGGTTTCTCCTTGTTTGTTGAGGAGCGGGGCGCCAGTTGCGGAACGTGCGATGGGACGGCAACGGACGACGTTGGACAGGAAGACGTCCTTCCGGTGGATGCCGGCGTTTTCCATGAGCGCGGTCAGGAGGCGGCCGGAGCCCCCGGTGAAGGGGCGTCCGGTCATCTTCGCTTCCGTCTTGCCAGGGGCTTCGCCCACGAAGAAGATCCGTGCGTCGGGGTTACCGAAGCCGGGCACCGGCCCCTCTTCGTCGTACAAAGGGCACCCGATGCACCGGTCAGGCTTTTGCGTCATACTCACCTCCTGCGAGACGGGCTTCGTGCTCCCGGACGAGCTCGTGGTACTTCGAGGAGGAAGTATCTCCCCACCGCACGAGCCATGCGATGGTGTTTGAGAGATGGGAGTCGGTCATGTCGCAGATTGCGATTACAGGGCCCTGTTTCGGATGCCACATGCCGTGAGGGATGTGCTTCCAAGGATCGTCGTCGGCGTCATCAAGCAGCCAGAGATCGTCGTTGTCCACTATGGTTTCCTTTCTGCGGCGATGTGCACGGCGGTTGTGGCGACGGTCGACGGCGTGAACGAGAGGTTGCACGACGGGCAGTCGAAGAAGAGCTGAATCGTGTCAGGCCCATGCTGGTTCTTCAACTTCTCCAGCATCGCGATGGCTTCGGCGATCGTCATGGCCTCCTCCGATACTTCACAATCGCCCTGCCGATGGTGTCACCCAGCGCCAGAACACCCAGAAGCAAGAACGCCTGCCACACGGTCACTTCTCCACCTCCCGCGGTTCGATCTCCATGTAGTTGCCGGAGCTGTCGCTGTGCCACGTGGGGTGCGTGGAGGACCCGTGGTCCTCGACCCACGGTCCTCGGTTCTTCGCACGGAGGTTGGCGGCACGGATGCGGGCGGCGGAGGGGCTTTCGCACACGTGCTTGACGATCGAGTTCACCGTTACCAAGTAGACGGTCATACGTGGTTCCTCACAATCTCCATGAACTCGTTTCGCGTGGCGGCGTTGAGCAGGAACTGCCCACGGTGCACGGCAGTGACGACGTCACCGGAGGTACGGACCCCCCGGTGACGCATGCATCCGTGCTTGCCGACCACGTAGACCGCGGCGCCTTTCGGGTCGCAGAGTTGGTACAGGCGCGCGGCGACCGCGTCGGTGTATTCTTCCTGCTTCAGGGGCTTCGTGAGGACGGCTTCGGCGATCCGGGCCAGCTTGCTCAAGCCGAGCATGCCGTGCGAAGGCAGGTAGCCGATTGACACATCCAGCTCAACGGGCAGGAGGTGATGCGGGCACAGCGTGTAGACGATGTGGTGCCGTAGGACAATCATCCCGTTGTAGATGGCGGGGAAGCTGGCTTCCTTCGCACGGAGCTTGTTCGGTGTGAGGAGCTCGCGGTACACACGGGCCACCCTGGCCGGCGTGCCCACGAAGTCCTCGTCCTTCGTGTCCACTCCCATCCCCTCCAGAAGCAGTGCGACGCCCTGGGCCATTTTCTTCATGTTCATCGGCATCGTGTCTCCTAACGGACGTTCAGGAACTTGTGGACTTGCGTGGACAGACGGAGCTCGGGGTTGTCGAGCACAAGCTGGTTGACCAGGGCAAGATTGAGCGGGTCGATCTTGTCTTTGTGGTTGCGGGGTTGCAGGTACACCGGCTTCCCAATCGACGCCCAGTGCTTTGCGTCGACCAGGGTCGGCCACCGTTCGTCGTTCCCCAGGCCTGGCACGATGACCTTGATCTCGTTCGCCATGTCGATCATCTTGCCGAGGTAGCCCGGTTTGGGTGAGACGGTGATCCAGATGGGCTGGGTCTTTGCGGTCTCGTCGTGGTCGATGTACGTACGGTCGGCGTACGGTTGAGGGCAGACGAGGTACTCGGGCAGGACGGTTCCGCTCGTTTCCACGTGCACCGTGAGGTGTCGCAGTTCATGCCAAAGGTCGCGGAGGTCCCAGTTGAAGGGCTCCCCGCCACTAATGCACACGTGCTTAGCATGGATGAACGGGATCAGTTCGCTGGGACGGAACCGGCCGCCTCCCTTCCACGGGTACGCCTTGTCGAAGTCGGTGTCGCAAAAGTGGCAGATCGTTTTGCCCACGGTGCAACCCACGAGACGGATGAAGGTCATCGGTACGCCGGTGTGTACCCCTTCCCCCTGCACGGAGGTGAAGATCTCGGCAACGTCGTATTGCATCACCGGACCTCCGTGATCCAAACGCCTTCGTTGGGCTCGCCGGTGATCGAGCAGTTGCTCGTCTCCTGCACTTCGCAGAGGACGTTGCCGCCGGCTTGCACGAGCGGGTAGTTGACGCTGAGCATTTCCTTCACGGCTTGCGCTACGAGTCCCGCGAGATTCTCGGCAGAGGGATTGCAATTGAGTATGACCAGCTTCCCGCCGACGTGCGGGATTGCGGGGTCATCGTCGCGGAGCACCATGGAGTGGTCGAAGACATCAGTGACTGCCCGTAGCGCACGACGAACGTCGCCGAAGTCCACGGGAATCCCATAGCGTGGGTCGTGGTTGTAAAGCCGAACCACAATGGTCCAGCGGTAGTTGTGTCCGTGCAAGTTGGCGCACTTGCCGGAGTAGTCCATGAGACGGTGCCCAGTGCAGGTCTCAACGCTGGTCCGGAGTTCGACTTGGCTTGCGGCGACGGGAAACGGGTCTGGCATTTGAGACCTCCTCAAGGGAAACGGATTGCGGATAGGCGGAGAGTAGGGCGGTGTGTACGGCATCTGCGAGACGTTCGAACTCCGCCGGATGGTCCCCGAAGTAGCTGTGCGTGATCAGGTCGGATGTGTGCACAGCGACTTCGATCGGGTTGGGAGGACCGATCACGGCGTGGTGGTGCGTGATACGGCGAATCACGGCTGCTCGCCCTCGAGCACCTCGGCCAGGGTGAGGAGGTAGACGACCTGGTCGATCGCCTCTTCGATGGCGGCGTCGAGGAGAAAGCTGACGGACTTGTGGTGCAGGTCGCCGCCGTGCTCCGCCTGGCCCCTGCGGTACTTGTGCTCCATCCGCTTGGTGAACGCGTTGCTCACCCGGTGCATGTGCTCGACCTGCGCCCGAGACATCTTGTCGACCGCCGCTTCGGGTGTTTGGATTGCTCCCCCGCCCAGGCCCGGGTTGACCATGACGGACGGCTGCCGTGCCTGGTTGTAGTGCGGTTCGGGTCCGCCCGTGGGCCCCATGTACACGTGTGCGCCGTACGGCATGTTGCCAACACGGGGATTGAGATCGGGTTCGGCGTCGGGAGCGTTCGGATACTTGGGATTGGACATGTGAGTCCTCCAAAAGGCCCCGGGGGACTATTCCCCCGGGGTAGTGCGAAGCCCTGCCTAGGACTTGAGCGGCAGGAACTTCTTGATCTGGTTGCGCGCCTCGTACCACTTGCCGTCGGCGCCCTTCCCGGCCTTCTGGATGCCGACCGCGGCCAGGAGCTCGCCGTCAACGAAGCGGCCCTCGTTGATGACCTCCATGATGTCCAGCTCCTCGTCCTCACCGAACACGGCGACGGCGAGCTGCCGGAGGGAGAAGTTCTTCCCCGGCTCCAGGGTGCAGAACGTGAACACCTGCCGGCCGTGGAACTCCTCGGGGCTGTCGCCGGTGATGACGAGCGCCACGGAGAGGTACGGGTACGGGTCGGGGTTCTTGTCCGACGCTGCGGCCGTCTTCAATTCGGCCTTCGCGATGCGAACGTGGTAGACGGACTCGGGGACGGGCTCCCCTTTGGCCATGTCTCCGAGACGGAGTGATTCGACAATGGGCATATAGCTCTAGGCTCCTTTTGCGGACGTTGTGGTTGACTTGCTGGCTTGCGTTGCACGTGGTGCCGGGACATCCGGCTTCACGATCGTGGGCGGCGTGTGCTTCAGCGCCGCCAATGCGTCATCGTCGCCCATCATCGCCTTGATCAGCAGGCCGTAGTTCGGCTTGCAGTACTTGGCGAAACGACGGGACTCGGGGGCTCGGATCCCCGCGACGAGCTTACCTTCGGCCTCGGTCATCATGACCCGTTGGCCGTTGAGAATCTTCCCGAACACGACGGCGTCGAGCCAACCGGGCAGCTCGCGGGGCAGCTTCGCACCGGGTAGTTCGGGGACGAGGTATTGCACCTTGCTCTGGCCTTCGCCTTCTTCGGCGAGCGTCTCGCGGGCGAGCAGGATCAGGTGACACGGAAGGGATTGCAGAGCCTTCATCGTCTGCCGTCCCTTCTCGGGGATGTAGGCGTAGATCCGCCGTGGGTCGTGGCCAGGATGGGCAACGCCCACCTCGTCCCAACCCATGGCGTCGAGGCCCTGCTGCATCCAGATGCTGCCGAAGCCGCTCAGGCTGTCGTTGACCAGCACGTCGATCAGCTCGCCCTGGTACTCGACGTGCGTGCGCTTGCGATGCAGCTCGGCGAAGACCAGCTGGGCCTCGTCCCAGTTGTCGACGGGAATGACCGGCACATCCAGGTCACTGATCGTCTGCAGGCCCCGACTGTCCCCCTGATCCGTCGACAGGATCCCTGGACGGAACCCCTGCTCCACCAGGGTGCGGATCGCGTTCGTCTTCCCCCACCTCGGCATACTGTAGAGAAGAACGCTTGCGTACGCCGCCCTCACGTCCTTGCTGCGAAACATCTTCGGTAGTGGCACTGTTGTCTCCCTGCCCTTGATCTTCGGCGGCTCCCCCACGGAGGCCGAAGTTGCGTTGAAGTAGTTGGCCCCCAACGGGGACCAGGTGCAGAATTGGCTTCCAAACGGAAGCCCGGTTGACGCTTCCCTGTGTAGCCTCGATGACGAGTACGTCGGGGTTCTTCTCCCGACGTACTCTCACAGAGCCCCACACGCTACGACCGACCTTGTCGTAGAGGAGAAAGCCGACGGCTTCGACGGCGTCTCCCTCGAGTGGGTAGAGCGTCTTCACTGCTTGGTCGGCTCCGGCTCGGGGCCCTCGAGGTCGTTCCCGTCTCCGTCCTCGATCGTCTCGGCTTCGTCGACGAGTTCGACGATGTCCATCGACGAGATCGAATCCTGCACCTCGGAGAGCTGCTCCTCGGTGATCTCGATCCCGTCGACGGGCACAGCGGTGGTGACAACGTCCTCGACGGCGTCCTTGATGGTTGCGATGAGTTCCTTACGGTCCATGTGCGTACCTTCCTTGACTGCGAGTACTGCTCCCTCGGGAATGAGGTAGAAGTCCCGCTCTCCAAGCTTCACGTCTGTCCAGTTCCACTTCTCCACGAACAGGGACAGCATATCGAGCCTCTCTTCCTGCCCGGCCCACCACTCGGATGGGTTGTGCAGGACACAGAGGACTTCCGTTGACTTCCGGACGAGTTCGTCCGGGTAGTAGATCCCGCCGGGCGACCGATCGTAGTCGCGGTCCGGCAGGCAGAGGAGATAGCCCGTCTTGGGCACAAAGCGGCTCATGAGGACCACGTCCCGTCATCAATCGCATTCGCAAAGGGCCTCGGCATCCAGCGTTCTTTGCTGGCGCACCACTTCCATCCGGCGCGTTCAAGTGCGTCTCTCAAAACGGCGTTCTCTGCGGCGAGCGTGGCGATTTGCGATTCGGCGTCACGGAGTGCTTTGACGTAAGCGGCGTAGTCACTCACTTGCGGGTCCTCCAGATGTAGCCTAGGGTAATGGCGAAGTAGACCATCAGGCCGGCGAAGAACCACGTGGTCCAATGGTGTTGGAGGAACATACTACTCCTTCACCTCGCCCGTTTCTGCGTTGACAGTGCCATCGAGGATGCGGGGCTCGTCCATGTAGTCCCGGTCACGTTGACGGTAGGCCATGCGGTTCATCGGCGTGTCCTTGAGGCAGAGCTGGAGCATCGGGCACGTGTAGAACCGGAAGCACTGCTTGGTGTTTTTGTAGAACACCGTCTTCCAGTCCTCGCCCTGGTTGACCCGCGTGTGCCGCCAGGCGATCTCTTGGCACACCTCGACAAACTCGGACTCAAACTCCAAGATTTCGTCATCGGTGCGGAGGTAGGACTCGCGGCGGAACTGCGGGACCTTGGTTTTGATCAGCCCGTCGATCACGATGCCGGCGATCCGCTTGCCCAGCACCTTCGAAGCCCCGTAGATGTACGCGGTCGGCTGCATGTCGATCTCGTACTTCTGGAAGTCGCGGTCATCGTTGCGGGCCATCGTCTTGTAGTCGACCAGCCAGAAGTTGTCGACGTAGCTGACCAGCTGATCGAGCTGGAAGACGAGGAAGACGCCGGTGCCTTCGCCCACCTCGACACGGCCCTTGATTTCCTGGCCCAGCGGGATCATCGGATCGGTTTCCCCAGCCCAGTACGCTTCGTACGCGGGCCACATGTTCTTGGCCAGCTCACGATGCTTCTCGACCAGATCCATCTCCAGATCGTAGATGGCGGGCGGGTAGTTCTGCACAAGGCGCTGCAGGCCTGTGGTGATGGCGGAAGCCAGCGGCACACCCCGCTTGCGCTCTTGCAGGAAGAGGTGCGTGGCGGACCCGAACTCCAGCGGCATGCTGGGCCTGTCCAAGACGAGGTTTTCGATCCGCTCCCAACCGTAGAGGCGGTGACAGTCCAAGTATTGCTTGACGGCTGACTGACGACCGTTGAACTGGCCTTCCAGGCGGAAGCGCAGCCCGTTCATCTCGACGCTAATGCTCATAAGTCTCCTTCGGGGAATCCGTACAAATGGGTGTGCAGTAGCCGCATGTCCGTGCCGATGGGACGGACCATGCCTCGGAACGCAACGACGCTTGGGCAGCCTGGAAAGGCTGCGGCTCGGTGCTCGGACTGGTGCCCGTGCACGTCGAGCAGGATGCTCAGGAGCTGCGAGCCGTTTTCGCAGAGGCGGAGCCACCCGCCCTTCGCCAGTTCCCACTGTCCCAGGATGCGTTGCTTAACCTGGTCGGGCAGGATCGGGTCGGGACGCTGGAGGGCGTCCGGCTCAATGTACATGGGCTGTTCGTAGATGCTACCCACGCAGTGCGTGTGAGCGAGCACGACGGCTCCCATGTTCGCCCGTTCCAAGGGCACGCCCAGCTCTTCGGTGAGGATGCGAACCGTCTCCAGGCGGCTGCCGTAGGTGGTAAAGTTCCGCATGACCCACTCCAAGTACTCGGAGCAAACGCCGTCGTCCCAGACAACGGGAGTACAGTGAAGAGTGTACATGCGGAACCGTGAAGTGGCCGAAGGCGGCGGCAGCAGTTGCATGGCGAAGACGGCGATCTGCTCCTCGTCAACGGGACGGCGTGCGAAGCGGACCCACAGACCATCGTCGTCCGTCCATAGGTCGGGACGGGAGCGCAAGTGCTCCAGCAGCTCGCCGTGCTCCCACCAGGTCATTTGCATTTGTCATCCTCCAGGGCGGAGACCTTGTGGGCCCACTTACAGGACAAATAGTCCATGTACGCGGAGACGGCGTAGGCGGTCGTGAGGGGATCGCGCTCCATCATCCGAGCCAGCACGGCGAGTCGTGCGCAGTCTCGGACGGACGCGCGACCCTCGTGCAAGCCGGCGATGCCCTCGCAGATCGCCTCGATCGTGTCGACCGTCCGCTCCAGCTCCAAGTCGATGATGTCGACGAGGGAGTTGTGGACGTGACTATGTACGGTCGGCACTGACACCTCCAACCGTGAGCGGAAGCCCTTCGATCGTGATGCGGAGACGGGAGAAGCCGGCGAGGCCCGACTTGCGGCTGACGTAGATCGTGCCGAGGATCCGGTCGTCGGGCGTGACGGGCGTCTCCTCGACGTAACGGACGGAGTGGACCTTCTCTTGTTCGCGGACGTAGGTTACTGTGCGTGAAGCCATGTTCTTGTCTCCTGTTATGGGAACGTTAGCGTTCCCCCCGAGGCAACCTGTGCCCCGGGGGCAATGCTAGGCCATTGCGGCCGCGTGATCGATGACTCCCGCTGCGGCGAAACCCGCGATGCGGATCTTGCACGAGTCGCACTCGCCGCAGGGTTGCGAGCCCCCAGCGTAGCAGGACCACGTGAGATCGATCGGGGCTTTCCACGTAGCACCGAGCGTGACGATCTCATCCTTCTTCAGGCCCACGAGCGGCGTGTCGATCGTGAGGTCGTCCGACGAGAAGTGGCCCAAGCCGATGCGGAGCGCAAGCTCCATCTGTTGGAAGAACTCCGGCCGGCAGTCCGGATAGCCCGAGTAGTCGACGGCGTTCCATCCACCGACGATGTGCGTCGCCTGTTCGGTGTACGCGAGGCCCGCCGCGATCGACAGCATGATGATGTTCCGGCCGGGCACGAACGAGGGAGGAAGATCGGACGGCGTGCGACGGACCTCCTCGGTGCTCGGGTTGCCGGAGCGCTGACCGGACGTGAGGCTCGATCCCCCGATCATCGTGAACGGCTGCGTGAGGTTGAACGTGATCGGCGTGGTGAAGCCCAGGGCCTCGCACACCTGCTCACTGGCGATGATCTCCCGGCTGTGCCTCTGACCATAGGCGAAGTTGATCGGGATGCACTCGAAGGATTGGCGTGCGGCCCATGCAGCTGCAACGCAGCTGTCGAGGCCACCGGAAACGAGGACGATTGCTCTGGTCATAGTACGGGCTCCTGTGTTGGGGTTGACGTGAGGTCGCGTTCGTAGAACACGGTCGGTGGTGCTGGGGAAGAGCGTAAGATGCTGAGAAGCGAGAGCAGTTCGTGCTTGGGATCGGACCCAAGGCACGCCTGCAGGGCGCAGCGGAGGATGTTGTCGTCGTCGAAGTCGAGGGCCGGCACGATGAGGTACACATGCGTGTTGCCGTTGCGGGACGTGGTACGCTTGTACTCGACGGCGACGAACTGCTTCTGCAGGAGAAGCAGCATGGCGTCGTACTGGTCGAGAGACGACGGCGTGTCGAGGTCCAAGAAGAGTTCCCACTTCTTCGGTTGCACGACGGTGAACCCGTCGGGGCACGCGGAGTACGGATCGTCGTGCATCTCACTCACCGTTCACCTCCTCGACGGAGAAGCTGAGGATTTCCTTCGGGCTGAAGTCCAGCTTGTCGTCGGACGTGAGAAGCTGCGAGTCCTGCGCGTCGAGCATGTTGTCCATAAGCGAGTCGTGGACGTCGTCGAGCGAAAGGGTTTCCCCATCAGCCCCTGTGATGTCGTAGATCTGGACGATGGTGACGCGGTACCTAGGCATTGGCGGTTGTCTCCTTCTGCGTCTTGCGGGCTGCGGACTGCACTTCGCGGCGGGCACGGTCGATGGACTGCGGCGTGTCGATCTCAATCCCGGAGGCGTACGAGATGGCCGTCGCAATGACCCACGATGCGGACATGTTGTACGTGCGCATCTGCGTCTTGATCCACACCTTCAGCTTCGGGTTGATGCACGAGCCGACGGGAAGGCGGCGGATCTGACGGTTGAATCGCTTGTCGAAGAGCGGAGGTTGGACTCTCACAGTTCCCCCTTCGCAGCCTTCTCGGCTTCGAGTTCGGCGAGCCGGTCCTTGGCGATCTGCATGAACACACGCCGTTCGGCGTTGCGGCGTGCTTGCGGCGTCAGCTCAATGCAAGCCTTGCGGGCTGCGGTGTCGTAGATCGGCAGGCCCAGTGCTTCAGCTTTCGTCCGTAGGGCTTGCGGGGTAAATGTCTCTTGTGGCATGTTCTTCTACCTTTCCTCTGGAGAAGTATTCGGAGTGGAAGTTCGCGGTTGCGCGCCAATGCTCTTCTTCTGCGAGCAGGTAGGTACGCATGGTGATTGCCCAGTCGTATTCGTTCTGCTCGACGGTGTTGTCCTTCGAGTGAACGCAGCAGTACTTCGGTTCGTCGGGTCCCAACCAGATGATGTTGCGGCTGGACGGGTACCAAATGTACGTGTGCTTCGCCGTGGCGAAGTAGAACGCCTTTCCCCCCGACATCTTAGCGTGCAGAACGGGGTCGATCTGCTTGAGTAGGTCGGCTGCGATCTGACGGGCAGTGGGCGCCGGCGGTCCGTACCACTCGTCGTCCGGCCGGGCAGTACGAGCCGGATACGCTTGGTATGCGTGGGGCGCGTAGTGACGAACGGTGCGGTGAGCGGTGGCGTACTCGCTGCTTTTGACCGTGCACTCCGTGTCCGCATGCTGCGAAGCAACGTAGAGGCAGAGGTCAACGGCCGCTTCCATGAACGACTCTTTCGACGCCGTGCGCGGGACGAGAACGGAATACCGGAAGACGCCCAGGATTCCGCCCCTGACCCGCGCACACACATCGAAAGTGTCGGCGTCATGTGAGCTGGTGGTGACGACGACACGGGTCATCGCTAGCCTCCGACGAGGGGAGCGAGGGCCAGGACCGAGATGTCCTCGGACTCGGCGTCAGCCGGGCATTCCCGAATCTGAACGTCGTCCTTGAACATCGCGTACCCCCGGCCGATCAGCGCGTGGAACTGCTGTTCGGCGACGGAGCCGGTGAACGTGCTGTGACCGGTCTTGTCGAGCTTGAGTAACGTGAGCGGCATACGGTTGTCTCCTGTGTGTAGCGTGGTTACGTGCAAACGCGCCGATCGACCCAAAGAAAGGACGTGTGGCGTCGGCTCACCACACGTCCCTGGCACGGGCTGCGAAGCAACCCTACGCCGTGATCCCGAGTTCCTTCGCCCGACGGTAGAGGGCGGTGCGCTCGGCGTTGCGCTTCTTCATGTAGAGCTTCCGGCGCTCCACGACCTCGGGCTTCGTGTTGTACGCCTGACGGGAAGCCTTCCACTTCTCGGCGTTCGCCTCGCGGTACTCCTTCGCCTTGGCGTTGCGGGCTTCCTTCTGCTCCGGGGTGAGGTTGGCGAGGCGGGTCTTGTTCGCCTCGGTCCGCTTGACCTTCTCGGCCTCCAGCTGCTGCAGCCGGGCGCGGATCTGGTTCTCGTCGAGCTTCTCGACTGCCTGTGCGACTTCTTCCATGATACTCATTGCGTTTGTCCTTCTGGGGCCTCAGCCCCGGGTGTGGGGCGTAGCCCCTGTGAGAGAGTGTGTGGGATTTGTGAAAGGCGAAAACCGTGATCCCAACATTCTATAGATATTATAACCCAGAACTTTTCAAAAATCAACGGAGAAGGTACCCCCCTGGGCACCCTCTCCGTTCGTTTGGGTCAGCGGTCGGGGAACATGTCCTCCCCGTTCGCAAAGCGGCGTTCCGCCTTCCGCATGCACGTGTTGCAGATCGAGGACGATGCGTTCTTCGGGAGGCGCTTCCCGCACTCAACGCACGGCCACCAGGTGGAGCCGGAACGGCTCACGCGGGGGCAATCGCCCGGTTCGTGACCGCAGCAGGGGTAGTCTTCGCAGGCCATCAGCGGATGCTCCCGATGCTGACGGCCGTGCCCCGCAGGTGGGCCGAGCGCTGCAAGCGGTGCTGCAGGCGGACGGCTTGCTGCAGACGCAACGGCCTGGACCACTTGAAGGACTCACCCGTGTCGGGGTCGTCCACGATGACGATGTACGTGCGGGGCTTGGGCGATCCGTGCCGACGGCCGTCGGAGAGCAGGGGTGCGGTGAACATGTTAGAACGCCTCCGCTTGGATGGACTTGCGCCGCTCGTCCATGAGGCTGACCAGCTGCTGCATGTGGGTGATGGCCTCGTCGAGCGTCTGCGGCGCGGGTTCGTCGTTGAACCCCGTGCGGGTGAGGACTTCGACGATGTCCTCGTCGGACATCGTCTCGACGACGTAGTCCCATCCTTCGGTGTTGTAGTTGTCCGCTGCGTGTTCTTTCACGTGCGTAACCATGTCGGCGAGTGATGCGGTCATACTGTCTCCTTTGTCTTCGAGCATGTTGTGAGGTGGTACGGGAAGCAACTCAGTGGTACCCAGGGTGATCGGGGCACGCGTCTCCTTCGGTGCAGAACCCTGGCAGGTGATCGACGGTGTGGATGCGAAGAGACTTGGCGGCTGCCAGGCGGTGAGGCAGTTCGGCGACGGGGAACGTATCGAACACGTCTCCCGGCTCCTGGTTGAACCACCAACGGACCTCGCCGTCGAAGATTTCGTAGAAGAACGTGGCGGGACGGTTCTTGGGACTGAGCAACGGCGTCTTGGACGTGGCCGCGCTTCGCGGTCGGCGCTTGCGTTGGGTGCGAAGCATCCCGCACTTGTCGCACTTCCAGTTGGCCTTGATCGGGTCGGTGTCGCTGTACATGACACGGCCGTAACGGGCGTCGTAGGACCCGACGATGTCGGTACGACGAAAGCGGCCTCCGCAGGTGTGATTGAGGTTCATCGGACTCCTTTATCTACTTGGTGAACGAACATGGCGCGCAGATCCACCATTCACCCTTGCCAAAGGGGCGAAGTGCGTGAGTGAGGTCGATTGCGGGAACTGTGGTTCCGCACCGTCCACAGGACCCTTCCCACTCGTTGGGTGAACCAGAGGATGTTTTGTACCAACGACCCGCCGTTTGAGGTTTCCCCGAAGGGATGAGTCCCAGAAGCTTCGCTTGTTGGGTTGGAGTTAAGGCGGAAAACATGTTCAATACATCATCTGAGTTCATTATACTATTATACTACACACTATCTCAAAAATCAACGCCGAAGGTATAGGGAAGGCGGCCTTCGACTATACCTACGGCGTTTCGGGGCATGTTGTGAGGCGGCCTCCTGCTAGCGCAGCGGAGCGGTGGCGTTGAGTGTGACGGGCTGGCCGCAACCGGTCTGTTCGGCCACGACGCGGGCGTTGATGAGGACCTGAGCACGAACGCAACCGTACGCGAGGACGGTGATCGACGGGGACATCGAGTGGAACTCGCCGTAGCCCGCGATGGGCCCCGAGAAGTAGGGCTGGTTCAGGTTCTGAACAAGCTGCGCGACGCCGGTCGGCGTGGCGTAGGTGATGATGCCGTTGCCGACGCCCGGGGCCCCGATGACCTGGTACGCGATCGTGTCGAACGACGTGGCCGCGGGTTGAACGACAACGGGCGTGGGCGCAGGCGGAAGCGGATCGGAGGAGCAGCCGGCGAGCCCAAAACTAAGGGTAATGAGTGCGGCGACGGCGGCTTTGCGGGATTCAAAGGTCAAGGTTGCGGCACTCATCGAACACGCTCCAATTCGGCGATAAGGTTACGGGTCTTGCGGAGAACGGGAACCAGTTGCTCGGAGAGGAGGCGAGCGGGACCCTCGAAGCTGCGGATCCCGGCGACGGGGTCCATCAGGGCACAGAGGGACGAGGCACTCCCGATGAGTGGGGCCACCGCCGTTGTGATGTCCAGAGGCGTCTGGCTGGTGTTGATGATCGTGACCGAGCGTGGAAGCTGCCCAGCGTAGTCAGCGGCTGCCATGCCTGCGGCTACGTCGGAGGAAGGCGGCATCGCGTGTTGCAGCGTGAGGCGGTGTGCGAAGCCACGGAGCTGTTCGGTCAACTCCCCCAGTGTGCGAGCCGTCTCTACGGTGTCGCTGGCGGTACGGAGCACGGGCGGGTGCGTGGAAACCAGGCCGAGGTCTTGGCGGAGTGCATGAGAGCATGCGGCGACGGGGCACGTTGTGAGGAGCCAGAGCGCGACGAGACGGCTACGATGCATTGGAATCTCCATCAGTTGGGACGGGTTGTGTGAGACTAGCAACAAAGGCACGCTCGGCTTCGGTTTCGTCGAACGGTGCGATGAGTGGAGTCGAGGGCGAAGCCCTCTCGGCGTTGCGGGGTGCGAACAAGTTGTCCATAAACTCCCGTTCGAGATCGGGATCGGCGGGAGTGACGCCCGCCAGCAGGAGCTTGGCTTCCCGCAATTCGGCCTCCAAGGCCTCGATGCGGGTCTTACTCTTCAAGCGCCAGCGGAGCTGGTTGGCCTTGAACTTATCCTTGTTGGCGTTGTAGTACGCACGGCGGTACTCAGGCGTGGACGACGGGAACCCGTAGCTATGCGTGTGGGCTCCTGGTCCCATACGGCGGCGACGTGCGACGCAGACGTTGTCGAACGACTCATTGCGCCAGTTCTTATCCTTCCAGTAGCAGAGGTACAAGTCATCGTCGTATGGGCCGTACTTGACGTGCGCCAGCAGGAACAGGACGGAGACGAGCTCGCCGGAGGCCTTGACGCCCATGCGGGACGTAGACCAACCGTCGCGTGTAGTAGCAGGCGGCAGCACCTGCGTGAATTGGTCCCGCAGCAGACCAGGAACGTCGTCGCGGAACGGGTGAGACTGTAGCGGCTG